AGCTTTTTTACCTTCATTCAAAGATTCGTCAATGCTAAAACTTGTTAGTGATTTTAAATTTTTCATATTGTTATTTTCTTTTATTGGTTCTAATATATTTTGTAATGGTTTATAAAAACTATGTATACTTTTAGGAGTCATTTTCTTAAAAGTCTTTTCATCATCTATCTTTAACGCATTACGAACTTTAGATGCTGAAATGTTATCATCAGTTCTAAAAATTTCATATCCTTTAAAGTCAGGATCTACACCTAGTTGATCTCGGTATGATTGTTTGTCAATCATTGCACCGTATGATTTTTTTCTATCCGTTCCATATCCCCACATCACAGGTTCATAAGCAGGCCTTGCTGCTGCAAACATTGTATCAATTGAACCATTAGGAACTACTATAGCAGTTTCTAAAAATGGATATTGTTTTGCCATCTTAGCAAACATTGCTTGTTGCATTTCTTCATCAAATGGTCTTTTCTCAGGATCATTGTTTTTTCCTCTAACTAAAAATACAACTACAGGTTTTCCATTTTCTTTATACATTTTTTCAAATACTTTAACATGACCTAATGTAAAAGGTTGGAATCTACCAACAAACATATTAACCTTTTTCTTACCTTGTTCTTTATGAGGAACTTTTAAAGCTTCATTAAGTGGAGCAGTTGCAGTTCTTACTCTATGACCATAAGGAGATAAGGAATATCTCTTAATCCCAGTCTCATCTTCACTGATATTAAATAATCCTACATTTCTTTTAAGCCATCTTTTGTGAGCCTTTATTTCAGATAAGATATTGTTAACCTCATCTTCAGTTAAATGTCCATCAGCAACAGCATCTAAAATAGCAGAACGAACTCTAGCAGCAGTAGATACATTTTTAGCTGGATGCTTTTCAGTATATCTCCTCTTAACAGTAACTCTTTTTTCTGTTATAAAATCTTGTATGTTTTTTAGATTATCCATGTACACTTTTTTTATTTATTCACTCTTATTAAATTAATATTAAGAACCACCTATCCACTTATTTTTACCTGGGCATTTTTTAACAAAGGCCGCGTTTTTATTAGTAGGTCTACCCGTATCAGTAAAATCAGGCGTTGATTGATATGACATACATGCAAGTGATTCTATACCGTTAGTTTCTTCTCTAACTACTTTTTCTTTTCTTCTATATCTTTTTTCAGTTCCAGCTTTATTTGTTTCTGGTGTACCGTCAGGATTAAGAACGACTATAGGATTACCATTAGCATCTTTTATAATATTAGGATCTTTTTTAGCCTCTTCCTCTGACATTAAAGATTTACTACGACTTTCAACTGGTTCTATATCTCTTGATATATTAGTAAAATTTTGTGACATCTGTTGTTTATTATTAATTTCAGCCATTAGATATCCATTTATATCTCGTGCATGAAACCTTTTAATCAATAATTCTTTTGCCTGTTCATCTGTTAATTCAATAGGAGGTTTCATTTTAGCATATTTTTCCTTTACTCCTTGAACTCTTATAGGCTTTGCCCTCTTCTCGTATTTTTTCATTTGTGCATCATATCCCTTAGAACCTTTAACTAAGCCTCTTTTTTCTAAGACATCAGATACTCCATATCTTTCAGCTAATTTTAAACCATCTTCCATTGACTTTTCTAGAGTTGGGAATTTGTCATCTTTATCAGGTGCCTCTGGTGAATTCCAAATTTTATTATATCCGTCTTCTGTTAATTCAGTTAGGTCTTTTTTAATTTCTTCACCTTTAATAACCTTACCGTCTTTATCTGTATAGTCTGCGTAAGTAGTACCTTCTATTTTTGCACCTGAAGAACTTGCACCACCTTTACCTTCTTTAATTGAAGTGGCACCGCCTGAAACAGACATTAGTTGTACATATTCATTTATTTGCTCTGGTGTAGCATCAGCAGGTAATTCAGCAGAATCAAATGTTATTAAATCAGCTACTTTAAAATTAGCAGATGATGGGGATACAACAGATCTGCCGTTAGCTAAACCTTCTGCCATTAAAAGAGTCTCTTGTAAAAATGGACCCCCATAAGTACCTTGTGGATCATTTTTCAGTTCTATAAGTAAATTATCACCAGACTTTATAAATTCTTCTTTTGATATTTTTCCGCTAGAAAAATCTTCACCAGCCTTTTTATAATCATCTAATCCTTTTTGTAACTGAGGGCTCTTTTCATAACCAGGTGGATTAGAAAGAAGATCATCTATTCTATCAGTCATATTTTTTGCAATTATACCTACTCCTTCCTTTTTCCCTTCCTTTGTAAATAAGTTAACTTCGCTGCCATCCTCTCTAATAATAGGAGCAATTGTTAATTTACCAGATCTAATAGATTTTAGTTTATTATTATTCTGTACTCTAAATTCTTGATTAATCTCCATTAGATTATTTACTTCTTCATCTGTTCTTGTTGGGTCTGCTTTTTTAAATTTTTCTATTAAATCAGTTTTTTGTTTGTCAGTAAGAGGTGGAGTTTCTTTTATCACCAAACCATCTTTACCGCCTAATTGAACACCCGGTGCTTCATAATCATCATCACCAGGTTTACCTTTACCTTCAATCTCTACAGTTTCTATTTTAGTTGGTTTTGCAGGTTTTCCGTTTTCGTCAACATGAATAGCATTAGGTGCCACACTTGCCCCTGACATTCTTTTAGCAGAAGCATTTAAAGGAAATTCAATACCTAGTCTTTCGGCTTCATCAAGAAGATTTTCCTGAAACTTACTTTTATCTCCACCTATAGTACCTTTATCTGGTAAACCAGTTCGTTTATTAATACCGTCTTTATCCGCATCCGTTGGTTGTCCTAAATAAATTTTATTTGTTTTTGTACCGGTGGCATTTCTATTAATACCAGCATCTTTTATTAGATTCTCTATTGCTTTCTTTTTATCTGCATCGGTTTCAGCAGTTTCATAATCATTTAATGATTTAGCTACCTTCTCTGCCTCTTTTCTTTGTTTAGGATCTTTTATTTTTTTTATTTTTTCAGCTAATTTAAATGTGCTAGGCGATTTCTTTTTATCAATTTTAGAAATATCAAAATCTTCAGTTTTCTCAGTAGGTTCTTTATCAACATCCTCTCTTCCGGTTTTTATCCACGATTGAGTCTGTTCTTTAGACTTAAATGTTTTTCTATCACCGTTAGCATCCTGCCCTCTAAACCCTGTTGAGGTTTTCCAAATTTCACCACTCTTTCTATTATCTTCTACAATAACTTTACCTAAATTAATAAAGTTGTTATAGTCTAAAACTTTATCTTCAATTAATAGTTCTTCAGCATTAGGCAAAAGAGATTCATTAGTAGATTTAATTTTTAAGTAATCATCAAAAGTTTTAAATTTACCATCATCTTTTGTTTGAATTACATCAGTTACTTTATCTACCATTTTATTAAAATCTTCAATAACAGATGGCGTCATAATATTACCAGCATTCTTTCTTTTCTTTTTTAAAGAACCTAGTATTATTTTAAATAAGTCTTTTAGCTTAGGATTACTATTAAGGATATCTTTAGTTCTTTGGCTTGGTATTAATTCTACATTTAAATCAAATTCTTTACCTTTAGCAAACTCAGCTTTTTCAATATCAATCTTTGCAATATCTTTTCCTCTTTTAGTTACATAGTCATTAAATATATTTGAAACCAATTCTACGTATCTCATATCTTCACCATCCCCTAAAATCTCATGCTTCTTAATCCCTCTTTCTTCTATGAATGCTAAAAGATCCAATAAAATAATTTCATTAATATCAGCAGGAGCCTTTTTCATATCTATAGGCTCCTTTTCTTTCATTAAATTAATTGTATAAGGATCTATTAACTTAGCAGCAATAACTTGTTTAGTACCAGATTTATAAAATTTAAATACAATAGATTCTATAGGCTTCTTAAGATCATTTTGTAAAGTAGTTGATTGAATATTAGGATTTAAAATTCTAAGTAAATATTCAGCAAATGAATTAGTGCTAAAAATCTCAGCATGATCTTCTTTTGGTGTTTCTAAAAATTCTTTAATCTTTTTCTTTTGATCTTCTGTCAAATAACCTTTAAATAATGGAAGCAGTGGAGTAACACCTAATGCATTTGCCCAGTCTCTAATTACTCTAGGATCTTCTATAACCTTTGTAACTTTACCGGCTGGTGTCATTACTTTAATATGAGTAAGCACTAAATTATTTTTAGGTAGCCTATCATAAGTAATAATACCAGGATTAGTATTTACGAAATATTGAAAACAGAACTTCCAATTCTCAGGAATAGAAGAAAGGTTTTTACTAGTTACAGATTTTATAAAATTAATAGGCTTTTCATAATAAACCATTATAGTCCTATCAATTAAATTAATAGGCTTTTGGTTTCCACCTTTATAAAAAGTAATTCCTTCGCCGTCTTTTTTAAATGAAAATGAAGAACCTGATAGTTTTTCGGATACTACAAGATAGTCCTTAAAAAGATCTTCTATTAATTGTTGGCCTGCATCTTTATAAATTTGAGTTAACTCTTTCATTTGCTTATTTTATATTGTCAATTTATATATTCTTTGATTAAATAGCTATATAAAAAAAGGATAGTATATACCTATCCTTTATCATACTCTGTACTAATCAGAGTATATACAAATACCGTAAATGTTATCTCTTAATACAGGTGAACTATATAAGTGTATCTTCTATTTTACCTACCGAACTTAATGATACCTAATAGTTGATTAATTGCAGCAAATGTACCAGTAAGTTTATAAATCTTTCCCTTGTATTTAAATACTATTCCTTCAGTTGGAAATATAGATTCTATTCCACCAATTCTATCAAGCCTTGCTAGTTCAGCTTCTACCTTTCTTACTTGGTCAGCACCACCAGTCTTTTTAATTTTACTTCCTGCTGTTTGTATTTGAGCTCTTAGTCTTTGTGCTTCATCGGATGGATTAGCTGCTAAAAAGTCAGATGCATTTTTGAGAATCACAGATCCTAATTCTAAGAACAGATCTTCAAAAGGTCTAATGTTTTCTTTATACTTTTTAGCAACATCTTCTTTGTCAAACTTTTTAACCATCGCAGCTTCTTTAGGTCCAATTTGTTTAGCAAGAGATCTCATATTTAAACTCTTCTTATCGCCATACGCCCATCTCTTAAGTAAACCTTCTTTTACATCTTGAGATAATGCAGGGAATTGTTTATCAATTAATTCTCGCCACCACATTTCGTGATATTTAGCAACTTCATCACTATCAGTTAAACCATATCTTTTTTCTAAAGCGTTGACTTGATTTATAAATCTTTTCTTGTTTGTGGTAAAATCTAAATCTTTTTGTAATTTAATAACTCTAGGTGGAATTATTTTAAAAGTTTTACCAATATCTGATTGTACCTTTTTAAGTATATTTGCAATTTCTTTTGCAGGTTTATTATTAGTACCTGTAATATTACCATTACCATCCGTTTCCTTTATACCATGAAATTGAATAACATCTGTATCATAATGGATAACATTAGGGTTTTGTGAATAGATTAACTCCATGTTCATAAAGTCTTTTCCATTCTTAAAATATTTTTCTTGGTCAGCTGGAGAAAGAGCCATTAGCAACCTAGCTAAATCCTGTGCAGCAAATTGAAAAGTATCTTGTACTAATTTACTAGGATGCCCTTCAAATTTATTCTTAAATTCAGAAAGAGTCATTGGATTCTTTAACTCTGTTTTGTTTCTTGCAAATTTAACTTCACCGTCTTGGATAGTAGCAAATGCATTTTGGCCATCGGTCTTTTCAGTAGCATCTTCTTCAAAGTTTAATTCACCTCTAAGACCAGCATCTATCATTGCCTTAAAATCACCAAAGGTTAAATCTTTATCGTCAAATGGATGGGCCATGTGACCAGCGGCACCTCCTTCAAAAAGAAATGGCTGGCTTTTGTCGGCCAGCCATTGTTCAAACAATTTTATATGTTTCATGTTTATGTTTATTTAAGGTTTCCTCTAGAATCAACCGCAGCGTATGCATAACCATTTTCTCCATTAATATCTTGAAGTATAATTACTTTTACATCGCCTAGCATTCCTTTATAAGCAGCTGTGTATGGTGATGGATCCATTCCTTTCCCTCTATCATTACCAAGAAGGTTGGAACCTTTCATTTGAGGTTCAATAACATCATACAGTTCATCATCATCATTAGTAGTTGAAACCATTCCCATATCAGAAATAGATCTTACTCCTAAATATTTTAAAGCTGGTTGGTAATTTTTATTAATATCCGCTACTGTCATTCCATCAAGATCAATATTACCTGTAATATCTTTGAGGGAGTCATAAGGACCGCCTTCAACCCATGATGGTAATTCAGCTTCATTTAAGTTTTCATTTACGAAATCCGCAAACTTTTTTATATTACTCATATCTTTAGTTTTTATTTGCTACTTTTTATAAAATCCTTTACCTCATCAATATCAGATTTAATTTTATCTAAGTCAGCTTGAGCTTCTTCTAACTCTTCTTCCTTTTCTTCTAATTGTTCTTTAGCCATTTCAGCCATGTCTTCATCACCATCAGAAATATCACTTTTTAAATCTGCTATCTCGGATCTAATATCTTTCATCTCATCAGCTTTTTCAGAATAGTCATCTTGAAGTTCTTTTAATTCAGCCTGAGCTTCTTTCATCTCATCAGATCCACTATCATCAGATCCACCTTTTAGTTGATCTTCTTTTGCTTTAACCTTTTTATACATAGGGTTGTCAGGATCTCCTAAAATTGTCTTAACAGTAACTTCTCTACCAGATTTAGGATTCTTAATCTTAGTGTTATAAAATTTATCTAAATCGGATTCTAATAAAAATTGCTCAAATAATTTAATATGTTTCATTTTCTTGTTTGTTTATTTATAATTATTATGATCCCATAGTAGATTGTAAAGCTCCGACCATTGCGCCGTAATCTTCACCATACTTCTTAAGTAATCCTTCAGCAGTTTCAGTTGCTTTAGTTTCGTCAAAATCATCTCCGAATGCATCTTTTAGAATTGCCATTGCATATTCTTTAAATTCATCTGCAGATTTAATTTCTTTTTCAGTAATCTTAGCTTCTCCAACTAATGCTTCACCTTTTGCTTCAGGTTGTACTTTTACTTTACCCATATTCATTACATCACCAGCAATACCTGCGGCAGATTCAGAACCGTCTCCCATTTCTGCAGGAACTTCAGTAGCATCCTTAAGATCATCAGCTTCACCTTTTACTTCGGTTGTAATATTTTGATCTTTAGTAACTAATTCTTCTCCTTTTGATTCAGGTTGTACTTTTACTTTACCCATATCCATTATATCACCAGCAATACCAGCAGCGGTTTCAGAACCGTCGCCTTTTTCTGCAGGAATAGCAAGACCATCATCGCCTGCTTCTTCATCAGCAACCTCATCACCTGTAACTTTAGTAATTACTTCACCAACACCTTCTTCTACAGCTTCTTCTTCCTCAGCTTCTATTTCTTCTTCATCTACTTCTTCATCATTGTAAGATTCTGTTACAAAATTTGAAAAAGACATAATTCTTGATTCAGCTTTCTTTTCTTCTTCCTCATCATATTCAACATCTTTCTTTAATGCATCAATCTCGGAGTCATCAGATTTTACAGCTCCTTTATAATGGTCAGCCTTTTCTTTGTCATCTTCAGAATCAACTTTCTTATCACCTTTATCTTCTAGCTCATCACCTTCCTTTTCATCATCCATACCTTCAGCTTCATCATCTTCACCAATAGCATCCGCAGATGCAACAACAACAGAATAGTCTTCAGGCTCTTCAGCATCATCAGCATATTTCACGTTCTTATTTACAGTAACTTCCTTTTCTTTAATGAAATCCTCAAAAGCCATAATTCTTTTAGTAGCAGCTGGAGTTTCTTCTTCTTCAGCAGCAACATCAACGCCGTCATTATCTTCAACTTCATCAGCCTCAGCAGGAACCTCATCAGTAATTTCAGGATCATCAGATATCTTATCGCCTGCCTTGTCTTCCAAATCCTTAGGTTCTCCCTTAGCGGATACTTCAGCTTCAATATCATCAGATGCATCTTCTTCTACATCATCAGTTTCAGCAACTTCACCAGCGGCTCCAGTTTCTTTATCTTCTTCCTTTTCACCTTCATCACCTTCTAATGATTTAGGTTCTCCTTTTTTATTAACATCATCAGCTATATCCTCGGCTCTATCTTCTTCTAAATCTTCTTCAGATATATCTTGTTTTGGAGAAACATCTTTTAGTAAACCTTCTAATTTACTTAATAGATTTTTTTCTTTCTTTAATTCTTCTACACTTTCGTAACCCATCTTTTTTACTAGATCCATTACGGCATCATGATTAGCGTCTACCGATTCATTAATTGAACCATCGGCTTTAGACATCATTGAAAACTTTTTAATTGGTTTCATTCTATTTTATCTTTTTTTGATTCTTTTTTTATATATCCATCTCTCATGAGAAAGATATTATATTAGTATCTAACATTTTGTACCTCGAATGGAAATTTTTCTTCTTTATAAATTTTCCTTCTTTCCATACCATGCCTGTAAATATAATTTACCCAATCATGATCATCTACTTTATATCTAAAATCATCAATAAAATCATATATCTTTACAACATCTTTGGCTTCATGTTTTCTTAGACCTCTACCAATTGATTGTCTAATAATTACTTCAGACTTAAATGATTCAGTAAAAAATATGTTATGTATATTTTTAATAGATATACCAGTTGAAAAAGTACCGTATGATGCTACAATAATAACATCATCATTCTTTTCCATTCTCTTTTTAAACTCCTCTCTAAAATCAGACTTAACAGAGCCATCTACATAATAAACCTTTTTGTCTGTTATTGTTCTAAGTTTTTTGTAGATCTTTTCACCGTATGCAATTTTATGAAATAATATTAAAGAATTAGATTTTGATTTTTTAATTACTTGACAAATAAAATCTAGTCTCTTTTCACTTTCATTAATAAAGTTCTGTTCTAAACTAAATAGCTTTTGTCTATCATACGGGTTTTTAGATAATGATGAGAATGCTTCTTTTTGTGCATCGGTTGCATATTCCATGTGGATCTGTAATACTTTACATTTTGCAATATGGCCTTCTTCTTGTAAATGAGCAGCCTTTACTTGTGTTACTAATGGGCCCATTGCCGACATTAAACTAAGTCTATTTACAGTCCCTCGTTTAGGAATAGTTCCACTTAAACCAAATCTATAATCACAGTGCCAGCATTTATCCATTATCTTCTGAATTGAATTTGCTTTTGCTTTATGAGTTTCATCAACAAAGACTGCGTCAAATTGACTAAAATATTCTTCATCCTTTTTAGTTAAAGATTGATAAGTACCTATAACTATGTTAGAACTCTTTCGTAATTTTACACCTGCATAAATCTGTTGAATCTTAATAGGTACTCTTCCTTTATTGTATTCTTCAAAATCTCCGCTTGCTTGAACTACTAAACTTACATTAGGTACAATCATTAGGATTTTCTTTTTACCTAATTGCTCCATCATATAAGCAACCACCATAAAAGAAATTAAAGTTTTACCTGCAGACGTTGCTAATTCAGCCAAACACCTTCTGTATTTTAAAATTTTGATTGCAGCATCAATCTGATAGTCTCTAGGTTTAATTTCAGAGTTGGCAAAAAATTCATCTGCCCATGTCTTAAAAGTTTCCTCATCTATTGAGGTATCAAAAATATCAGTAATTCCGTTTAGTGTAAATTGATAATCATACTCTTTGCATATATCAATCACTTCTTTCCATAAACCTGCTGGAATTTTATTTCTTTTAATAAATGAAATGTTACCATCCCATACCTTCTTCTTTACCAAAGGATGGAATCTCCACCCTTCTATTTTCTTAGTAAGGCTAGATTTTAATTGTTCATATTCCAATTCGGTACATGAATCAATTACTAAAAACTTTTTATTTTCTGAGAGAGATAGCTCCATTAAAATTCTTTATCATCTAAGTTTATTCTGTTTCTTATTGCAAATGCCATGTTATCTAATGTCTTAATACATTCATAGTAATAATCTATATGAGACTGTAGCATGTCAATCTGAGTTTTTAAAGAAGACAGATCGGCTTTTATAAATTGATGCTTTTCGCCATTCGTTAGTTTAACATCGTAATTAATTGAATACTCTCGGTACTGATTCTTATAGTACCTGTCCCAAGTAGCATTCCTTTTATATATTGTAGTTTTAAAATCAGTTACTTTATCTAATAAAATTTGCCTATATGATAACATTCTTACTTGACATTCAGCAAGTTCATTCATGCTTTTTAATTTAGAAACAAGATCTTTAATCTTTGTTTTCCAATCATCCCTATCTGAGCTTAATCTAATTTCTAATTGTTCGTTAGCTTCCTTTATTTGTGTATCATCAAATGCCATTAAAATATTCCTTTATCGTTATTAATCTTTTTGTAACTTTTTACTTTTGGTTGAAATTTCTTTTTAGGTTGAGGTAACGAAAAGTTACTTTTTACACTATCAGTTTCAATCTTTTTAAACTTAGTAAATAATTTAAGCTTTTTCTTAGACGTTTCTAAGTCATTATAAAAATCCTCGAACTGTTCAGCCACGAATTCATTATATTTTTTTATCATAAGAAAATTAAATCTAAATGATTGTTTGTAAAATATTTATCCAACTCATTTAAACAGCCAGTTCTATTTTTAAATTCATATTTAACTAGATCGTTTAAATCTTTTACCTTTTTCTTAGGTATACTAAAATCCTTTAAATATTTATCCCACATGAAAACCGTTTGCCCTTTCTTTAGCTTTTGGATCATTTTAGCTTTACCTTCATAATCATTATCAAACATATATCGCGCAGTTGGTATTTCATCAAAATCTAATATTTGTTTTTTAACACCGGTTAATCCTAATGTATTTGACATAAAGAAAGAATCTATAGGACCTTCAAATATTGTAAATGTTCTACCTAAATCAACGGTTAAGATACCGAATATCATTGAAATTTTATTTAAAGAATCAAGTTCATCTTCAGATACTTTTAGCGGTTTCTTTAACCTATCATATATTCTTTCTATATTCCATGTTTTGTATTTAGGACCACCTGTATTTTCTAAAGCTCTAACCTGAAACCCTATTATCTTACCTTTCTTATTTAGATTAAAAACATATAATTCTTTTCTTCTTGGATCATAACCGAATTTTTCTGTTTTATGATGGAGCAACCTACTCTTAAGATATGGGTATGCTCTGTATGTTAAAGAGTTAATAGGATATACATTAAACCCTAACGCAATTTCATCAAATGATAATGCTAATTTATTTGCAGTTTCAAATAAATGAAATTCTAAAGTTTCACCTAAAGAAAAGTTTTTTCGATTTTCTTTAATAAAATTAATTACATCTATACGGTCTTCGCCTTCGAAGTTTACATTATGATCTTTTAGAAATACATCTAAACTCTCATGAGCCGAACAATTGTAACAGTGGAATTGTAAATTTTTCCAATAAAGATTACCTCTTTTCTTTCTTACTGAATCTGTTGAATCACCGCAATAAGGGCATGCAAAATTTAGCCTTTCCTTACTTTCTAGCATCCTCCTTTTTTCTGGGTGAGAATGATTAAGGTGAAGAACTCGGACCACCTTATCGATGATCCGAGCTTTCATTTCAGAAGATATTAATACTTCTGTTCCCATATCATTAAAGATCTAATCCATTAATGAAATCATCAAAATCATCTCCCTTAGAAGAATCTTCAGTTTTGGTTGCAGTAGCTGTTGTAGTTGGTGCAGAGGTTTCAGTTACCTTAGCAGCCGCAGCTTTAGTTGCAGCCGGCGCAGCCGGTGCTTGTCTTGCAGTAACAGTATCAATAGAAGTTCCAGGATTACTAAATTGAGATAGTACACCCATTACTTTATTTCTCTGTTCATCTGTCCATGGTCTGTAGTCAAAGTTTCCTAAGTCTGGTGCATCCTTAATAAAATCAAGAATTGCAGTTCTTCCTGCATCATCAGACGTTACATCTTCGCCGCCAATCGACATCGGAGATCTACTTCCTTGGAATTTACATGAATCATAATTTGGATAACCACCTTTCTTTGAAATTACCAATTCAAAATTCTTTCCTTCGAATGGATCGAATACTTGTGTTGGTTCATCAAATTGTGGATTTAACTCCTCATCAATTTTAGTCTTGATCTTATAACCAAATTTCATTACTTTAATTTGACCTTCAAGATCTCTGTTTTGTGGATCTTTTACGATTTGTACTAATGCATAAAATACTTCTCTACGCTTAAGTCCTTCTGACATCTTTTTGTCTACAGCAGATTCAGAGTTTCTAAGTTTAAAGAACATGTCCTGTACAGCACATTTGTCTCCAACCGTTGAAGGTGAGTCTGCGTAAAAGCCGTTGCCATCTCTGTCTTCTAACCAGTAGACATATTTACGAACGAAAGGTTTGCGTGGATTTTTTACATTAGGTAGAAACCTAATTAGTGAACGGTAAGTACCGTCTGAACCTTGATCAGGTTTTGGTGTGTAAAGATCGCTTGTTGTTTGCGGTCTGTCTCCAGTGTCTAGGTCCTTGACGCTAACACTGAAAATGTCGAATTCATTTGCCATTTTAATTGCCTTTTTATTTTACTTTGTTATTAATTGTGGATATAACGCAGCTCTGCCTATTTTTAATTTGCCCGGGTATTGCCAATATACTTTGCCTTGTTATATGCCTGTTTATAAGTAACCGAATAATATCAGTTCCTTTGTTTATTATATATTCATATCTCTATTTAGTTTCAGTCTAAATAGAACTTTTTTATTGCATAATAGCGGTTACATCGTTTTCTCTAATGCTGAATATAGTATCGCCATTATATTTAAACTCTGTACCTGCTAAATCATGAAATAGTACTCGTGATCCTACTTTATAATCTGAATCCTCTATGTCATTACCTACAGATATGATTGTACCTGAGTATGGTGGAGCATACTGACCTTCGGTTTTTGGTACATATATACTACCAATTTTTTCTGGTAGTTCATCTTTTTTAATAAATATTCTATTTTTTATTGCTTTTATCATAATATTCTGAAACTAAGTTATAATTGCTATATATAAAATATAACTAATTAAAGAAAGAGAAGTATGTAATTACTAGACTTAAAGTATTTAGTGGTTTTCTATGTATTAAGTATTTAATGACCACCCTTTTTCTTTATTAGCATTTAATATGAAATATGAATCTACTAAGTCATCAATTGGTTTAGGGATCTTTTCTGTAAAGTCTTTACCTTGAGTCCATTTCCATAAATCTGTTTTCCTTAAATCTTTATCATTAAAAACGTCGTCTTGGAACGCCTTTACCATGTAATGTTTATTTGCATTACCTTTACCTGCTAATTTCTTAACATGGGAGGGTTGGTAAATTGAAATGTTTTCTACGCCCCAAGCATTAACAATTTCATTTCGTAAAAAGGTATTATACTGAACAATGTCAATAAATGAGTTTCCTTTTGAACCATAAGAGAATCCTTCTAATGCAATCTTATGGTTTTGAGTACCAAATAAGGTTATTAAAATATTTGAAATTAAATCAGCTATGTTTTGGCCGTCTGTGAGTTTTTCCCTTTCCCTAAGTAAAAAGTCTTTATCTTTTACTTGTCTATAATAAGGAAATCCTAATATTGATTTATCATCCATTAGTTCTTTATGGACCGAGAATGACTTTGGGATTTTTCTACCTTCTTCATCCCATATTCGATTACCGTAATTAAAGAATGTAATAAACGTGTATTTGCCTTTGCTATCCTGAGTACATGTACCTGGACTATTAAGAGAAAAATCTATACCTGTGTAAATCAATTATAATGAATTAAAGCTTCTTACCTAGTACTGCTCCTAATGCAGCACCAATTAATCGACTGGTTAGTAAATCATACAAGGCACCTTTTTGAATACCTAATACTTTCGCGATAGCCTTTCCTACAGATTTACCTAAAGCAAATCCAGTAAGTCCACCTAAAACAGATCCTAATATACCTTCGTTAATTATTTCCTCCATAATAACCTCTAAGTCTTTTCCGTTATTGTGCTCCTCCATAATTCTATCAACTGCATTATCAATTGCAGTTTCTTGCTCCTCGGTTAAATCATAAGATTCATTTAATAGATTTTGTATATCTATAGAATCATCATGATCTTCTGTAAGATAATCTTTGAATGTTTTCATTGCTTTTGTATTTGTTTATATATTAGGTTAGATTAATTTTAGTTTCTAAAGCGTTGTATGTAAAATTAATATCAAAGGTTTGGAATTCTATCGTATTACTCGAGAAGTTTAAATCTAATGCACTAACCCCAGTCATTATCATATCTTTTAGTTGACAAGTTACAAAGATGTTACCTTCTCCATCTATCATTTGCAATCCTATACCTTCAGGCACAAACGGATCTTTACCACTCTGCTTATAATAAAAATCAAAAACTTCTACAGCCATCCAATAATTTACCCAACCGTCAAAAGCCTGCATAGTTACAGTTAATTGTTTATCAAATAATTCTTGTGTAGGTAAACTAGTTCTAAATCTTCTAGTATTTCCAGGAAAGTCATTTTGTGTAACTGGATCAAAACTAGGCCCAGGTAGATTCATTGATTGTATTCCATAATTAAAATAATCAATAGGTTCTTTTATCATAGACCCAGGCATCCTATTTAAGTATGGTTTATACTTATCCGAAATTTCCTTAGGAATAAAGTTTCTAGGAAATTCAAATTTAAATTGATTATTTCTTGCACTTAATATCATATCTTAATTATCTTCTTCTAAATAGATTTCTTCTCTGACGACCTGCTAAATCTTTAATAGTTCTTATACTATCTATATCTTCTATTGGTCCTTGCCTTGTTGTAAATTCCTGGTTTAACTTGCTTGCCTGTTTAAAATACTTTTTAACCTTTTTATTGTTTGGCGCAGTTTTAGTCTTTTTAGTAATGGCTTGTATTTGTTGCCTTTTCTTTTTATTTTGCTCTGCTAATAATTGAGCATTCTTAGCTTCTTCTAATATAAGCTCGGATTGCGCATCACCTAACTGAGCCGAAAGCTCAGCTACCTGATCTGTTAGAGATAAATTTGAAGCCTCTAAAGCTTTTATTGTAGCAATTTGATCTTCATCTAAAGATAGCATTTCGGCTAACTCTCTGTTGAGCCTTTCTATTTCGCTCTGTAGTTTTGCCAATTCTTTAGCATACTGTAAAGATATTCTTTTTAATTTAGCTGTCATTGATTCTTCCGCAGCATCCTTTATTCCTAAAAATGTACCGGTGTATAAAACACTCTCATCACTAATACCATTTTCATCTACCATTCTCGTGGATATGTAAAAGTTATTGTTGTCTAAAGATAAAATCTTTTTAGAGCTTTCTTTATCAATTTTAAATAAAACCTGACCTTGTGAAAGATCAACTTCTTTTACCTTAGTCCAATTAGGAATTCTTATTTCATCGTTCTCTCCAATAAATACTAAATTTAATGTACCTACATTACTAAGGTCTATAGGTGTATCCGCTAAATCTCCATTTTGACCAGTCTCATCATATAAAGTAAAAATAATATAATCATCAAAAGGTGATATTCTTATTACACCATCGCCTTGTGGCAAAGGCTCAGCTGTAGGGTTTAAAGTTGTAAACTTAGTATAATATTCTTTCTCTTTTCGTGTTACTGATATTCCTGTGCTGATGCCTAATGGCGTAGCCGTTCTTCTAGGTCTATTAAAAAAAGATCTAGATTTACTTTCTGATTTATTCTCCTGTTCCATTGTCTGTTTCTGTTATTGTTTGTATTTTAGCTGGAGATATCGATGCCTTAACATTTAATCTATCTCTAAAAGAAGTAACATATTTAGTTTTTACTACCAACTGCTCGACAATTTGATCTGATGTTTGCCCAGGCTTGTCTATATTTCCATTTGTTACAATTATACTCGCGCCATCGTCAGGGGCTATCTTATTATATACATTTGCAACTGTTGGTACAACACCTAAATTTATTTTCATTAATCTTCTTCCGTATTTCTTAACATCAAACGAAGTCAGTTTAGCTTGTTTAATTATTTGAGTATTATCACCACGATTATAAATTCTCAGTAAATAGTTAATTGAAAAAGATGCGGCAACTGCGCTATTTAAAATAATTGGTCTAAATAATATAGGATCATCAAAGTTAGTAGTTTGCGTAAATACCTGCGTACTTGTTTTAACAAACGAAGTGTTTATTTGTTCACTTACATTAATTTCATGAAAGACTACCCAAGATGAACCTAGGCTAGCCATAAAGTTAGAAAATGTAGATCCTGTAACTTCACCAGTTAATTCAAAATAATCTCCACCGTCTGATTGAGTTACACTTGCATATAAGTTATCATAAATATCTCTATTAGGTAAAGTTACCGAATTAATTTCCTCAACATTGTAATAATCATAACCGTTATCAATTATAGTTTCATATATACCTGTTGCCTTAAATGTTATAGTTGGAGTACTTAAGAATCCTTGCCCTTCGGTTAATTTAAATCCTAGACCATTTGCAACAGCAGGATTAAAACTATTATTCATAAAATAAAGAGAAGGTATTCTCCACTCTATATATGATGCATATAAGTTATCATTAATAAGTACCGGGTCAGGATTAAATACTGGCGTATCATTCTTTAAAAAATTTATCGATGATAAGTTTAAAAGTAAACCATCCCTACGAGGAGCTAATGCTTCAAAAATAATACCGTCATATCCTGTGAATGAAAACCCTGAAATAAAATGTATTCTTATTTTATCATATTCAATGTTTAACTCTGGCGAGAATGTTTGCAATAAATTAGCAGAGTCAGTTAGCTTCGGGTCAAAATCATTATAAGGTACACCTATGTCAGTATCTAAATAAGCATATTGAGTCTTATTCTTACTTATAGAGGCAGCAGATATATCTCGGTAATTACCCATTTCGCTTGAGACGTTTTCTGTGTTAAAAAGATAGCTGCCACCAGTATACTCATCTCTCATTATCTCTATTTGATGAGTTGCTGTGTTAAATTCGGTAGGATCTGATTGACTAGTGTATATGTACTCTAGCAATATTCCATCCGATAATTGTATAAACTTTGATGATTCCATTCTTTTTATTTATTTACCACTGTAAAAATTTTGGTGTATAATTTAAACCTATTCCTACATAAGGCGCAAACCCATTACCGCTAAATCCCATTCCTAATTGTAATCCTAGCCCTAAGGTTTTTCTGTTTTGATATTGTAAACTTTTAAATGCATTACTATTCTGGTCAATTAAAATACCTTCGGCACTATTAAAAGTTGTACCAGGATAATCAGTTAAAAGGTTTACAAATAATTCTTTAGTTATAACATCTCTTGTTAATGAAGCAGATAGAAATATGTTTTGTTTTAAATCAATATTAGCGCTTCCAAAATTTAAAGTACTATCTAAAGTTTGGTAAGGTACAAAAACATTTATGTCTCTAAAACTTTTCCCCCATGTTTCTTTATCTGAAATTGTTAATGCAGAATTAAAATTATTAAAAAGTGTATCAACAATAGTCACAGGTACTTCTACGATAACTTCCTTTATTACCGTTTCTGTTTTAATAACCGTTACTGGCGGCTTTCCCTTTTCAAATTCTAATTTGCCTTCAATTTCTTCTAATGTTAAATTAAGGGCTCTTATTTCGGCAACTGCATTTCCATTTTTATCAATATAGTTTTCAAGTGTATCTAAAGAAGCTTTCCAATTATTGCTAATCTTAGTGGCTTCACTCTTTGCTACTTCTGTTTGTTCACATTGCCTAAATAGTAAAATACATAACACTATAATACCACCTAATAAAAACATTCTTGTATTTTTAGGATCGGTAATAATTGCAATTATGTTTCTTAATATTATCATATGCCTTCTTCATAGATTTTCATTAACTTATATGGAGTAACATTGCTCTCTCCATATTTTTTAATTAAATCATCCATAAACTTTTTTTCTTTACCTTTCATAGAATCAAGTTCTTCAAAAAGACCATCACGTTTTTCAGCTAAACTCTGTATACTCTTTTGCATAAGGTCTATCGAAGTTTCAATTTCTTTATACCTATCTACAAATCCTGCTAATTCTTTTCTTTCTTTTTTTGTCATTTTTCTAGTTTAAAATATTAATAAATAAATGTATGTTGTTGTAATGTAACTCCTTTTACAACAAGACTACCAAGGTTATGAGCTCCTGCTACATTATTCCACCCTTTTTGTATAATCTTTCCACTCTGACTGCCATTACCACTATTATAAAAAGGGGTTGGTCCTTGGCCGCTAAACATAAATGTAAAAGTTTTCTGAGAGTGAGTAATTAGATAGTTGGCGCCTTGTTTTTCAATATCATCATCAGTTTCAACTTCAAGAACTCCTTGTTGAGCAGTATAATATGTTTGAGTGGTTCCAGTTCCTTCTTTCCAATATTGAGCAGATATAAAGGCTCGACCACCTTGATTAATGAAAGGATTAAATCCAGTTCCAGTTTGGGCACCTGGGACGTCGGATGCTCTAAACTCGGATGGTGCCCAATAAAGCTCAACTACAACAGTTTGACCATAAGCCATGAGCGAATTGTCAAAACTTAGTATAAATTCTGGGAAAAACACATTTTTACCACCATTTAATTTTGTAGACCAAAAATCATAAGTATTCGCATCTATTTCACTTGTGCTACCTATTTGAATTCTAATATAAGGTTTAGTAACTGGGATAATTACCGATATTGCAATAGGGCTTACATCTTGCCAATCTATAAAAGGATCATAATAATACTCTTGGATGTTATTCTCTCCGCCTAAAATTAATTTATTACTTATCTTAGTAACTTCTTTATCAACCCTAAACATTTCCGAAGCAGGATTCATATTATTACTTGCTCCAGTATCAAACTGTGTTGGTATCGTTTCCGTAGGCCCTTCATTTACAAATATCCCTACACTATCATCAACATTTGTAGCTTGATTATACTTAGGAATACCTATTACTACCTGCGAATATTGACCATCATTAAATTGCTGAAATTGTGTAGTTGGAATTGTTAAATAATCACCATTGCTTGGGTCACCAAATTGTTGGACAACTCTGTTCTGATTAGAAAAATTCGTATTATACCGTTGATATACACTAGGATCAGTAATTTGAGGTGTACTATCGGTAATTGACCATGATTGATAACTAACAAACTCTGTGTGTGGTATGCTAACACCAGATTCAGCGTATTTAAGATTTATCCTAGGAACGATAGTCCCTGGGGCGATGTTAAGCTGACCTAATCTTATTTCGCCTCTACCTTGAATGTTAATATCTGAATTAACACCTTCTCCTTTTATATTAACTTCTGCACCATCTTGCCTAGCGCGTAAATCAACCTTATTTGGTAAAACATTAATTAAAGATGGAAGTGCTGGATTTACTCCGCCTTTACCGATCAAAGAGATACCTTGATTGGACAATACATTTACTTCTCCATTCACACCTATGTTTTCTATAGTTATTATACCATCTTCTGACTGCAGAGCAATTGGACTAGCTCCACTGGCATTAGCTACTATATCAGTAGTTGATACCGTAAAGGCATTAGATCCTGCAGTCATACCGGCTTTAAAATTTGATCTTATCTTTAACTCATCATTTGATTGTATAACTATTTCACCTGCCTCGGCAAGAATCTTACCATCTAATACAGGGATTGAGCCAGGGACGGTTATATTTCCACCTACCTTTAAGTTTGCTTGTGCACCGGCACCAAGAACCTGTAAATCAAACTTAGCTTCTCCTGCACCATCTAACGGAGTAAAACTGTTTAATTCAATTTTAAAATCAGATGACCCAAATGAAGTATATGGATTTGTACCCATAGTACCACTAGTAAAGTTAAATCCTGTACCTGCTCTAAAATTTTGTCCTCTTTTGACCGTCTCATTAATAATTCCATAAGTATCAGCAATAGATAATGGAGAGGTTGATTGCTTAGGTACAGAAATAGCTAATATATCATCAGGTAATAAACTAATATTACTAAGTAGTGATAATTGATCTTGTGTATAATTTTCAAAACCGTCACCACCCATAAATCTAATAGCCTGGGCCCCACTATTTTTTTGGTGTACTAACATACTAGTATTTTCTGATGATAGTTGCCCAGCCATTACCGTAGATAATTGATATGCACCAGTTAAAGGTATGCCAGGGTAATCTGCGTCATCAGGTCCAGCAATACCTACCGCGAATGTAGGAACACCTTCATTACTAGCATTAATAGTAGTATCAGTTGCTGGAATAAGAGAAGGGTAAGAAACATTTTTTGCAGCTGCTGAATAGTTACTTATCCCTGGTATTGGGGCATAACCAAACTGAGACAATCCTACCGAAGATCCAGTACTACCTTGTGGTCCTTGTAAATTTATTAAAGTGTTAACCCACGGTCCTCCTGGTTGATAAACCCAAACATCACCATTACTCTGCAAGTAATAATCATTTGCTAATGGTGTTAATGTTGGTGGTGTTACAATAGGACTATCAGTCCCTTCGTACCATTCAGTACCTCTTTCCCCTCTCCCTCCAATAGGACCAGGTAAACCGGAAGGTCCTAGAGGTCCTATGGGACCACCACCATTCAATAATAGTTGATCAAAGTTAAAATTTATTTTATCAACTACTTGACTAACGGTATCAGAAGAAAGTAATTCTTGTATGGTTAATGCCATCGTATTTCTATTTTTTAATTATGGTAATACTAAAACCAAACGATTCAGTAAAACCACTCCTTTTGTTATATATTAGGCCGAGATCAAATTGATTTGTATTTAATAATTTTGATCCTATTGCATCGTTAATACTTAAACCGCTTGATAATTTTTCAGAATTAGTTAGAGATGCTGTGTTAAAGTTGTTTAATGCTCTTTGCCTAGTTGCATTAACATAAAAATCAACATTAGATACTTTATAAAGCTGTAAAATATTTTGTTTAATATATCTTTCTACATCATCATCTAAAGTCTTAATATCACCAAAGCTAAATTCTGGTTTAATATACTTTTTAAATTGCTCTTTTATAGGTTCAAATAAAAATTCAATTAATCTTTTTTGAATAAAGAGATAAAATTTAATAGATGTTTTATTTTCAGTTTTCATAAATGTCCCATCTATTAAAGAAGGTTGCTTAATTGCATCCTTAATAAATTCAGGAGAATATAAAAAAGTTTCAAGCTCTATTTGTTCTGGTACCTTTAAGTATTTAGATCCAAAGAATGATTTTCTTTCTGTCATTGCTTTTGTACCTATTATAGATTCAATTAAAGATTTATCAATACTCTTCCTAAAATAAGCAGGTTCCCAGTTAGAAGAAAATGTATAAAAATCTCTACTAGCAATTCCTACCTCATTAATAAGTGGGTATAAGCTTAAGAATGCACTATCCCTAGAAAGTTCTAATACTGTTGATGGATCCTCCTCGTTTACTTTATGATAAAACAAATTCTTTATTATCCCAAAGTTGTCTACATCACTACTATTAAACTGAGTATTTGAATATCTACATAATTCCATTACCTTAAATTTATATAGCTCATCGGTTATAGATCCACCAGTAGACCCAGTAACATTATCAAAATCAATTCCAATATAAGGATCTCTAAAATAAAAAATATCCAAGGCAGTAGGTTTATAGTACCCAGCATGTCTACCTATTGGAGTTACTCTAGGTTTTGTTTGTAGAGATAAATCATAACCGATAATATCAGTTAAATTAAATACGGTTGGTTTTGCAGGATCAGGTAATCTTCCAATATATACAGATTTTAAAATGTCTTCTTGTGCTCTTAATTCTATTGAAAACGTTTGGGCCATATTACCATCAGAATCTAAAACCCTATTACCTTCTTTATCTATAGTTTCATAAATAATATCAGGCGCGCCTTGATTAACATTTTTTAATATAGTAGCAAAACCTACATCAGATAGTCTTGATGTGTATGTATTAAATCCACCATTTACTGTAAAATAATCAGCAGCCTGTAAATCTATAATAGATGGTACAGAACCACCTGGTACAAATGGAACCCCATTGGCAGTAATAGTTTTTGCAAAAAATTGATTATTAGATACAACTCTTACTATTCCACCTATTTCATAAACAACATTATTAATTTCAAAACTAACCGGATTAAAATTACCATTACTACCAATAGTTATATCTCTTAAGAATCTAGGATTATTACCGTTAACATCATTTATACCTTGAACTAAATAAGCATTAACCGTAGGATTAAAACTAGTTCCAACAAATGATATTGCACCTTGTACTATACCTTCCTTGTAAAAATAATTACCTTCTTCTCCTGTGACTTCTGATTGTATCGGTTCACAACTGTTAAAAGATTGTGTATGAACTTTATAATCACTTTCATATGAATACAAAGTAGTTCTATCAATACTTTGGTTGCCATCATTTATACATTCATTATCTAAAGTTAAAAAAACCATCATTACAACAGTCTTCCATTTATCATTCTTAATAAACTTAATCTCGGTCTCAGGTTTATTTGGTGCATTCGGCACAAGTATAGTAGAAAATCTATAATCATTAAATCTGCCATCATTAACATATTTTAATGACCTCGCATTAAAGTTAGGTTTTGTGGCTATATCAGCTTTAGGTTTTGCTACTATTCTAACACCTCTTAAAAATGCTTCAGCAAAATTCTTTTCATCACCACCACTGAATCTACCGTATCTTAACTGCCTATCTATTAAATTTATTATACCTCCGGTTGTAAACTTATCAACAATAAAATAATCATTAAAATAATCTTTATTAATATCCTGGAATGTACCTGGGGTATACACAGTACCAGTTATAGGGTTGCTTTCTATTGTATCTGTTGGCGCTTTATCTATATAACTCCACGAAGACTTAATTGCTTCGTTATTAAAATAATAAGGAAACTCACTTAAGTAGTACCATTCATGTGTAAATCCTGTGGCATCTTGGCCGATAGTCCATTTAGACGGTGCAAAGTTATTGGTACCAAATGATTCATTTACATTTAAACTATATGGTAAGTTTCTTACGTTCTTACCATCATTAATCCATGACCACTTATTTATATAAGGAATTACTCTAGATGCGACTGCCTGTTGTTTTAAATAGTTTTCTTCTAACCTATCATATTCTGATTCAATAAAAGTATCAAAATCAACATCAGGATCTGCATTTTTTAATAAACCTATTAACTCAGAAAAACCGCCATCATCATAAAATCTTCTTATGTCAGGGTTTGCACTAACGTTAACATATTCACCATCTATTTCTTGGTTATAATGATCTACTTCATAATTAAGCTCCCCTAGTCTACTATACATAGTACTATAAAAGTCATAATCAAAATCTCTAACAGGAAATATTGAAAATCTACCAAAAGAAGGTCTATAGTCAGAATATAAAGCAACCTGCCCACTATTAGTAACAGTTATCTGATTATCATTTAATGTTATTATTACATATTCATCAATCTCATTATATCCTATGATATCACCAGTGCCATTTATAATAGGACTTTCTAAATATGGTACCCAATCACCGATAGTTGCCCACCCATCATTAGATTGGACATAATTACCAGGAATGAATCTATCTTGATCCCCGTTTGCAACCTTAAGTAAAGAATTAGTAACATCATTACCCCCAACAAAATATTTGTTAGAATCTAATAATGAAGTTTCTGGATAAGTTGTTATATTATTTACCTCTGTTGGATACTCTATATAATTAATTTTGAAATTAAGCCTGTTAAATCTACTACCGCTAAATCTTGATTGAACATATACAGTATCATTATTATAAGAAGCCTCAAAGAATCTTTTTTCTATAGGTATTCCTTCATTAATTGCAGAAGTTAACGCTTTTGCTATTTCTTGGACAGTTCCGTTAGGGCAAAAGAACTGAAAGGTGTTTGATCCTGGTATAGGTGCCTCTATATTTGTAGCAGCTACTTCACCTACTAAATCAAAACCATCATAAAAAGTAATTTTTAAACCATTAGTTAATTCATTATTGATTTTAAATGAACTTATTGCTTTACCCTTTCTTTCTATTATGCTTGCATTTGTAAATGTATCAGGTTCTTTAAAGCCAGTAAGAGTTGATATGTCAATTTTAGTATCAAAAAGTCTTATTTGGTTATTACCCCAAATAGAACCTTTCTTAACAGTATGAAAATTGTTATTTTTATCTTTAACATAAAAAATAGACTCCACTTCATTTACTCTACTTGGCGTAGGTACTCCTGTGATAGCTGTTGTTTTTGCAGGATCAAGATACAATAAAACTCCACTAGTGTTAGTAATTTCAAAAGGTTTGTTTAATTGCTCAGATACTTCATTAATAGTAGTAATGTTAGGCAATTGAGTTTTTTCGGTGTTTCTATAAAACCCTTCCCCTGATATATCAAATAAACCTTCCTCGACTTCATTTACGTATAAACCAAAATATCTATTAATTGAATAAGGATCCGCACCTTCATCAGTAAATAAAAATTCCATATTAATTAAATTTGCTAATAGCACGTTATTACGCTGAAACCCTTCAGTAAAAAAGAATTCGTTTTCTATTATAGTGGCATCTTTAGCTATTATGTCATCATATGAAAAACTTCCTGATTGTGTAAAACCCCCTTTACGATAATTAATACCATTCCATTGAATAGGTTCATCTCTCCTCCATGAAATATTAAGTGGGACCTCAGGAAATGATTCTTGGTTTCTATAATTTCTAATATAGGAACCTAGCAAGCTATTATCAGTTAAATCAAAAGTTTTAATTGCAGTACAGTTTTCCAAAACATTTTTAGAAAATGCTTGTGAAGTTTGTGCATCTAGGTAATTTTCATTCTGTAATGTTTCATTTATATTATTTACAGCAGCAGGATTATCTATTCTAAATATAACAAAGTTACTTGGCATTTGTTCGTTTAGCCAAAGCGGTGCCAACATACCTAGTTCTTCTGAATATGCGTTTGATGCAATTGATCTGGTACCTGCAGAGTAAAACATTTCAAACTGGTTTTGGTACTGTGAAAGGACAGAAACATCTTGGAATTCTTGAAAAACTTCATATGCCAGTTTTGGTGGGAACCTACCTCCTTGGAAAAATTTCCAAACGTCTCTATCATAGGTATCTTCCCCACTTATTTTAAATGCTTTAAATGTAGAAGAAGATAGCTCAGTATTTGCACTAAATGATTCTAGGTATAAATCTAAACCATTACTAACAAGTTTAACATTACCTGTTAATTTAGGGTTAGTCCTAACTATACTATAAGAAGCTTTATCGAAAAGTTTTTCGGTCATTTAATTTTCACTTTTTTTATTTATTCACCAAACGGTTAGTGAAAATTAAAAATCAACAGTTATCAAAGTACATTACCGTTAAAATTGTTGTCTTCGGTGAAAATGCCTTTAAACACACCTCGGTTAGACCCTGTTCCTCCGCCGCCTCTTACAATATCATTTACCCTGGTTGATGTAACCGAAGGGCTAAGCTTTGTTAGAACTTTTTCAAGATCATTAAGACTTTTTGTAACCGTCTTACTAGGTATTACATCTATATTCAGATTGTTAGTTCTATATTTTGCAAAAACTTCAATATCATATTGAAAAGGGTCAGCATTATTAGGCCATATATCAAATCCAATTTTTTTAGAATATGTTATATTTGTAGTTGCTCCACTGTTATCACCACCAATATTTCCTATACCACCATCAGCTCCACTTCCGGCCCCAAAATAATCAGTCATCCTATATTGAAATACCATAGGAACATTAATCGAATTCTGTTGACCAAACTGTACTACGGTAGCCGATTGAGAAGAATCTCCGCCTACTTGAATACTTTGATGATCATCAGTAGACATAAACAAATAAGATCCACAGCTTTCTTTACCTAGGGTATATTGGTCAAAAGTTTCAAAAGAATTTTTTACATTTCTACTATATCCTGCGCCATCATTAACTACATTAGGATCTGCTGCGTCACTTAAAGGTGCAATTGCAGATATAGTAGGGCTAACTTGTAAAGTTTGACCAGTTGTAAAAGTTTGACCTGCAAATGTACCACTTATAGCTAACTCTCTTAACTGTATAGCGTTTTCATTTAAATAAATTGCTTGTTGTTTACCTAATAATTCAGTTGATGATAAAGGGGAAAATTTAGATTGTCTAAACAAAATATTTGCAGTACCGTTTCCTGCCGTTGTGCAATCTATGTTACCGGATAAACCGTTTGGTAGCGTAGCAGTATCACCAGTCATTGATTCATAGGCTGATTTAAATGCAGCGTAGCTTCTAACCCACGGGTGAGTGATTTGAACTTCTAATGTATTATCCCCAAGTGATAATGTATAATTACCTGCGGTAGTAGGATTACCAGATCCATCAAAACCTCCACCCCAAATAAATTCACCAGGATTAGAACTGGCAGTATCAGCATCTCTCCCATAGAAATTCTCACAGGTATCTAAATTAAATGTATATTCATCTATAGGATTTATATAGCTATAAAAATTGTTCTCAGAAGAAACATCACTAAATCTACTACTAATGTATTGGTTTTTATTTTGTGTTGATTGAAATGGTGCTAACGAAGTAACTTGGCCAAAATTATCCCTAGCATTAATAGTAGGATTAGTTAAAAGCAAAGGTGTTAAATCATATTTTCTTGTTGTATTATAATCAGCATCATCTGCCGTATATGTAGGTCTACTATTACTCTGATTTGTTGCGCTGTTATCTAGCCATGAATATGTAGCAGGCAGTATAGTAGTACCGTTCAATGCCTCAGCAATAGCATATCCAGGATTCTCTGATTGTTTAACCATTCTTTCTCTATTACCGGCTATCCTTGATACTAATCTTAATCCAGACTGTTCACTGTTTGCTAAGTTTATAAAGAATGTTTTAGATATAATAGCACCTCTAGGATCATCAAGATTAGTTACTTCACTAGAATAAAAACCAGCAAATATTTTTGTAACCGAGTTTCTTTTTAGGTTAGTGACATTACCTTGATCATCTATTATTGTTACAACCAATTCTCCTTTAGCATTTGCAAGTATTTCAGCAAATAAATCTAATTGATTCTGCATCTGTGTTAACTTTGTAAACAAATCAATAGGTGTTTGATTTTCTGATAAAAATCCTGATGCAATTACTGGACTAGAATGAGCAAAATAAGTTTCGTTTGCAGTAAAAGAACTACTTAGATGTTGTTGAACACCTAACTCGTTTAAATCCTCTTCTAGCGCAACCTTTGCTATGTCTTGTTGGTTTTGATTAATTATAGCTTCAGTAGCATTATCAGAACTAAGATCCGGTGGGAATGGTATTATGATAGCATCAGACCAATCACTTTCTAATGGATTACTTGGCCACCCAGCTTCACTAATAGATTTTACCTGAACCTCAACTTGCTCACCTTTTCTTAAAGGTACATCTAATTGATTAATATTAACAGCGTCAGCATTATCAGTATTTATTGCAACCCACTCATATACACCAGTTAGTGGATTTTTTAATCTAGGTCTTAATGTACTTTCTACAATATTATAATTTGAAAACGCCCCTTGGCTTTCACCACTACCATCAGTAAATTTAAATTGATCAACTGGGTTAGCAGCACCATCATTTGATAGATATCGGTATCTAACTTTAAATTTAACAATTGATTGAGCTCCCGTTGCTGGCGTTGACTTTTCTTTAGGCATCGCCCAAAACCCTCTTGCTCTATATTTAGGAGTTATACTAGAAACTGAGTTATCTTTAGCTTTTGCATCTATTTCTTTAACAACCGATGCATATAATTCTGCCTGTGATGACCTTTCTGTAATCAATCCTTGTAAAGAGTTAATGTCAGCATCTCTCTCAACTTCGGTTTGATAATTAGTGGTTTGTATTTTTGTTCTACTTTGAATTATTGCTCCATCTAATTCCTTTAATGTAGCTTCAATAGTATTCTTTTGATTATTTAAATCGGTTAATTCTACAATTGATGGCGACTTACTAACTTGTGCATTAATAACTTTAACACCAAAATCACCATCATTTAATACTGGTGCATCAGGAGTAACACCTTCTCTGGTAGTAGGTATCTTATCATCAGCAAAAGAAAGTAGCATTGCCCCAAAATCAATAGCACTTTGCTGGTAATATTCAGCTAATGTCTGTTCGGTTCCTGCTTCATTTACAGTTGTTAATGTATTTGTATAAAATGCACTACCTGGTGACCAATTCACTGAAGGTATTTTAGAATCTGGATCTATAGGTTTAACAAAGGTAACACATCTTTCATTAAATCCTACCGTTACATCAACTTGTACATTATCCTCTAGTGAAGAAGAAATCTTTAATACATCAGCGCCTATTCGTATTGGATCTGAACCTTCTACTAATTCTAAGACAACTGAGTTAGTACTTGAATCAACCTTAATGATTCTATATTTAGTATTAATAGATTCTGAAATAACCTCTAAGCTATCACCTACCGCAAGCTGTATAGTGTCATCAAAATCAGCCTCTGAGTCAGTATAAAATAACTTATTTAGTTTATATTGTTTTCTTTGTGAAGTAACGTTAACACCGTTTATCTCCTCAGTAACCGTAGCATCTGATATTCTAAGTATACTAAAATCACCAGTATATCTTTTTACTCTAGGTGGTAGATCAACTACAGCTTCATCTAATACATATGAAATATTTCTTTCAACGATTTGCTGTAGAAAATCATCATAGTTTATATCAGATCGCCCAAGGTAATTATTGTTAAAAAAGTTTACCTTAGTTTGTGTATTGGTATTTAAAATAAATCTTTGGATAATAGAACGCTCAGTATCAATTGGTACCTGCCCTGTTAAGTCAAATGAAATATAAAGTAATGGATTAATTAATTCTTCAAAAAACCAATTAGGCTTTATGTTAAAGTTTTCAACGGTATTAATAGAATTTAAATCCTGTGCTTCTGTTGGTAATTTTGAAAGAACTAATTTTCTAAATGTACCATCGGATAATCTGATTGAACTGTTTGAACCATTTATATTGGTAATGGTATCAATATTATTCTGTAGCCTATCTACCGAATTCTTTAAAAAACCAAAACTAGGAATGGTTACTCTTGAATTGGTACCATCATTATTCTGAATGTTTACTGTAACTGATTCATTACTAGAAGTTATGGCCTGATTAACTTTCTCAAAACTTTCTAATGAATTATTAAAAAGTCTAAGAAGCTCCGGAAGCATTGTCGATATTGAATTGTTTTCAGCCATTTATTTTTATTCTTTCTTTTATTATTTATTTAATCACGTCATACACAAAATCTAAAATACCTTCTTGTGTACATATAAATTCTATAATCGGTTTTTCTGAAATATCAGCATTAGTTATTACTCCCATTGATTGACCAAATAAACCATTATTTAATCTACCTGGTGCATCGGTCCATACCCTAATATTTCTTGAACCTATATTCAGATTATTATTAAAGGTTAGTCTTAGTGTTTGTCCAGTTTTCCATTGTATAGTAGTATCATCTATATAAATATTTAAATCTCCACCTGCTTCATTGACAGTATCTAATCTTAACATGTTTGTGTAAGTTTGTAATTCTGTAAATACTTGAGGTACTGCCTGGTTTAAATTTAATGGGTTAGTAGAATTAATTACAACCTCACTACTATTAAAAGGTATCATAAAATTATATTCCTGTGTAGCTAATGACACAGTAATAACATTAGGTACATTAGTATCTACTGTAATTCCAGTACCTTGTCTAACTACATCAGTATTATATTGTAAGGTAACAGGTACGTTCCCGTTTGCTAAACCTTGTATTTCATCTGAGTTTTTAGCAATTAGATCTAATAAAACTGTATCATTTGCAAAAGCTAAATTTGCATTATCTAATTGATCCTGTACACTTGTGATCTGAGCTTGTAATGAAGTTACATCAGCTACATTAGTAATTTGGTTTTCTAAGTTTTGGACCTTTTGGTCTAAGCTAGAAATTTCTAATTGTTGTGTTTGGAATATTTTAGCTGATTCCTGTAGCTGTGCAGTCGCTTCACTGAAGAGCTGCATTGAAAATGTATTATAGTCATTAACGATTGTGTCGATGCCGGCCGTTCCTGGTGAAGCATCAAATCGTAAATTAATTTTAAATCCATAACTGTTTCCATTTTGCCCTGTGACTTTATTAGGTTTATATTTAGGGTATCTTTGAATGTAACCACCGTCTGTTGTTGGAGTAATATTATCTACTAATAATATTCCATAAAGGTTTGTTACAGTATTAGAGGTATTGCTTGTATCAACTAAATCATAATAAACTAATACTGCATTAAATTCAAATGTACTTGCCAAATCAGTTCCATTAAACTGAGGGATTGTAGATATAGTAGGATCTGTTATAATCTGTTCATAATCATTAGCATTAAAATCAACCGAAATACCATCCAACTGCGATCTAACATAAGCAGAGCCAGTAAAACCAGCAGGACTTCCATAATCAGCAGGATATTTTCTAATGTTTATACTTTCTGGGTTAGTAAATGTATTAGGTTCAGTAAAATAAGAATCTGTTGTAGTAGGAGGCGTTGGCTCATTCATCCAATTCGCATTAGGATCAGTATACCCTGCAGGCCCTGCACCTTGTAAAACCTGATCATAATCATAAAATGCCTTAAAGTCTAAACCTTGTGGGTGAACCGTTGATGCGTTTCTTCCGAGTATAAATTCAGAGTTAGGCCCGGTGCCTTGTATCTTTAAGCTTGGCTGATAATTATTATCTGAAATAGCATCAAACAAAATAGTTGGAGTACCACCTACTTCAGTTGGTACATTAATATAAAGTTCTGTATATGCTTCACCTGCTTTATCTACATTATTTACAATATCAATATCGCCTACATATTTTACAACTCTGTTATATTGTTGTGTTGCTGTATTAATAGAATCTTCTTCAACGAATAGTGGCTTAGCTACACCTGGATTTTTTTCTAATGCAGTTGCTTCACGAAACCTCATTGCACCAGTCTCTTTCATCCATTTAAAAAATACTCTTTCTGCAACTGACCTTTGTATTGTGTTATCATAAGAGGCATCACTAATAATCATCTCCTCTATATTCAGCGCGTAATTCTGAAGACTTTCGGTAAAGTTAACATTAGGATCTCCTTTTAAACCTCCACTGGCAATCATACCATCAATAGTATCAAATTGCATATAATTAGGTTCAGTGAGTGTACCTGTAGTATTAGGATCTAATTTATCAAAGTCTGGTATATTTAAAAGCACAAACTTAGAAAAGACCAACTTAAGCTCATCATTGTTAAGGGTCTTTGATAGATCTCTCGCAGAGGAAGAGAAGGTATAAAATGTACCTCCATCCGCTTGCGGTGTTTTAATTAAAGGCGTAGTTGCCATGTATCTTATTTCTTTTTATTAAACTATTGAATATCCAGTTCCACCTACTAAGAACCAAACACCATTTCCTAATCCATCATTAACACACAGTAAGTGAGCAGTCTGCCCTTGCGCATTTAACTCAATACTAGTACCACCTGGTAATACTAACGGAGTAACTGCACCGGATATACTTATAACACCAGTTTGTGCCTCAGAATAAACAAAGAATATTTCTTGACCTATTGAACCATCATTTAGTTGAATAGTTACTGGAGTGACGGTACTATTTCCAACCCTTTCCACTGTGTATGGTGGTATCGCTGTACTTGTACCAACTGTAATTACTCCAGCTGTTGCAAAAACATCATCCAATGTTTGTGGGTCTATATCATTCCTAAATAAACCTCCGTTATTTAAACTTAGGTTTCCGCTCATTTCTACATTAGTTAAAATATCAAATGTAGATGCATTAATGTCTAATAAGACTGTACTTAACCCTACTCTTAATGATTCTGTTTTTAAATCGTTAAGATTAGTGATAGTACCAGCAGTAGGATTGATGTAAACCTCCATTGCATTAATTTCACTTGTCAAGATATTGAAGTTATCATTCAATACTAGTCTGGATCCTGATAAAGAATCTGTTCCAAGAATTTCTGTTACGCTAATTGCCATTTCTTTTCTATTTTATTACTAGGATATTTCTTCCCTTTTTATATTTATTCCCATTCGTATCTGTAAGTTCAAGTGTGATCTCGTATTTACCAGGCACCTTAAACAGATATGTTAAGTATTTACTCTCAAAATATATATCGGCCATGTTTGAGTTAGTTGTATTCTTAATAATCCATCTAGGCTCAGCCTTTCCTGGAATCTTACATTTATCATAAACAAACATTAACCAAGTCATTTTAGGTAATGTTTTTCCATTATTTATAAACTTAGCTGTATTCCATGTTGCATTACTAGATTTACTTAAGCCTTTTCTATAAATTAAGCTAGGGCAATCATCACTGGTTGGCCACGGTGAACCTGTTCCAGTAGATGGACATACTCTATCGCCATTAGCATATACAATATCAATATATTTCCAATCGCCATGTACACCAAAATATCTACATACTGCTTGAATAAACTTTTGATTATATGTAGCATCATACACAACATTGTAAACATACTTGTTAATTATTCTATTTGTACTAACATTTAAACTAGCAGCAGCATCAGCTAATGTACTAATGGTTGAATCAAAATAATGTTCTGCAGTAATACCATTTTCATCAATTATTTTTAGATAAGTATCTGGTGCAACTTCTTTAAACTGAAAGAATGCTGGAGTATCACCGGTCGTACTAGTCATATCCCACCATAAATGATAAGTATCATTCCAACCGCCAACATCTAAATTATCCCATCTATAAGGTCCACTAAAACTAGCCTTACCATCATCCTGGTAATTTAATAGTTGAAAATCTGGAGAAGCACCTAATCCAAAATTATTAAGTATAGCATTAACTCTATCTAATGATTCATATAAACTTGGGGTCTCTTCATCCCATGTCATTACAGGTTCAATTGGTAAATTCCATAAAGATCCATAATCCTTCCATTTAAACTTACCCTCGCTTGACCATGTATAGTTTTCCTTTCTTGCTTGGTACCATCCTGAATATTCTACTTCTCTACTATCTACACAAATAAAATTAGTTTTAACATTAGACGAAATGTTATTAAATAGATCGTATAGTTTCATTTCTACACTATATGTACCAACATACGGTAATATTATAGGTAATTTATTATACTGTGAGATTGGGCCTCTAAACACTTTAAAATATGCCGGTGAAATATCAGTTGCATCTTTATAAACCGTCCATTCTATTTCATCAAAATTACCTCTTTCAATTGCACCCCAAGTAAATAAAGTTTCACCAGGAAGTTGATTAAATAGTAATTGAGAATTAACTACAGATTCACAACCTACAACTAATCTATCCACATTTTGACCGAACAACCTAATAACAGCTCCGGTAACAACCGTCTCTTTAGTTATATCCCAAAATAGCCATGGGTCTGTAAATGATGTTTTTAATGCAATCAATTGATTATATAATGCATCTCTTACTTCAATATCAGTATCACCAACCAAGGCAGTATATGTAGCTCCCGTATTACTAATTGGATCAGTGATGCTAAAAATATCACCAGGATTAACTCCTTGTGGATCAATGTCAAATGAAAAGAATTTATTTGCATCATCTAGTTGATTCCAAGTAGAGTCTATATTATTCCATGTAACATTAGAAAAAGAAGTATTTTCCAAAACTGTCATGGCACCTACTGGTATACCCGGTTTATCTGGTAAATAATAAGATGACTCACCGTCAGGCCATGCACCAACTTTATTTTGGTTTGGGGCATATCTTGTAAAGTATGCTAAAAACGCATCACTTAGTCCTGCTATAGTAACATTAGATCCATCATAAGGGTAACCAAAGGGGCCATTAAGATCAGGTCCTATGGGTGATGGTGGAAAAATTGTACTGGCTGATATAGGCCCAGGGATTAAATTTCTACCTATTGCGTTAGCTGATGAAAGAGGAGCTATGTATGCGTTACAAAAATTTATTACAGCTTCATCTACAATTGCTTCTGATGCTATACAAAATGATGTAAAGGATCGCAAGTCTTCCATGTATATACAATCATCAGTAGATAATTTAAAGCTTGCATCTATACCTGCAGTAATTTCCTTTTTGTCGTTTCTACTTAATGTATTAACAACTTCAAGTAATCCGAAAAAATCGGCTTCACCAGTAATATCTTTAATATGAGCGTTAAGTGGTAAAAATTCATTCTCTAGTTTTTTCTTTAAACCGAATAACTTAATAAGTATTTCTTCAATTGTAAAGTCATAATTCTCGGTAGTGATAGGTAAATCTTCACTGTCAAATTTATCAGGTTCAATATTATTAATTCTATAAATTAAACTAAATAAACTAGTCTTTCTAAATTTCTTATTAGGTAAAGTTATTTTTTTATCATTTAGCTGAACCGTTGGATCAAAAACATCGATGTTATTACTCTGAATGTATTTTCCAAACTGTGGAGAATTTGCATCAACATTTTTCCAAAACTCTCTTACCTTTAAAGTATCATAACCAAAAAATTTAATTGCATTTACTAAAGCCTTATATGAACCTATCCAAGGATATATGTTAGATCCTTCCAACATAATTTCCTTTCTCTTGATATTTACTTCAGCAAAATTAGGTAAAAGTTCTTTAATGTTTGTATCTCTAAATACACTACTATCAGATTCTAAAATATTATAACCCATATTCTGAGTCATAACCCTTAACCTTTCGTCTTCACCTAAAGTTTCACCCCAAACTAATATTCTAGCAATTACCTTATCAGTACAATCGTCTTTAATAAGTAAGGTTCTTTTAAATGTATTTTCTACTTCAGATCTTATCGCTAAATTAATTTGTAAAGCTTCAGATCTAATTTTATCTGTTACTGTATAACCTAAAGGATCAACCGTTTCACTAGGATCTGAATCTAATGCAATATCTAATTCTGTTAAAATTTCTAAATCTGGTCCATCATCTTCTTGTACTAATGCACTTTGTGTACCTGTATTAAAATCCATATTAAACTGAAATAATAAAATCTCAGTAGGATCTGATGTCTCCCATTCAGCAATCCAATTACATACTCCGTTTGTAGATCCAGTAGTACCTGTTGAAACTTCAAGGCCATGAGGAAACCCAAACTGTTTTAAATTATTATTTTTATTTACAAACTCTTCAAGTATAAAAAGTTGACCTACTTCAAATAAACCTATAGACACTTTAGGCAAGTACATAGTTCCTGACCATGAATCCGTTGATGAATCATAATCAAAATTAAGATACTTTCCGTTCTTATCAAAGAAATTTAAATATTTCCAGTTATTAATCATCTTAGTTTATTTTTTGATAATCTTTAGGTACCCCAAAGTTGTAATATATTCTAAGATACTTAACCTTATTAATCCAAAATATCATTATAGGACCAAGATGATCTTCTATAAAGGCCCTAAGTCTTTCATTCCTAAACATATAATTAGAAAATGAATTTTTCATAAGGTTAGAAGCATAATCATTACCTTCATTCTTTAGTTCCCACCCTTCCTCGTAAGTAGCTTTATATACACTTGGCATTCCTTTTCTTCTTTCTGTAAACTTGTTCATATTACTTTCCCTTTATTGCTTTTAGTGCAGGATTATCTTGTAGTCTTCCTGTATTTGTACTTCTAGAATTACGTGATGTTGCAATAGTAGTTCCTCTAGTTCTCTTAAGATCATTAAACTTAGCTTGTTGAGTTTTATTGTAAAGATTATTAGGTATAGTTCCTTTGAAGAATATGTTAAGAGAACTTATACCTTGTTTATTAGGTATTTCTTCAAACTCGGTACCATTCCTATCTTCCCATCCACCTCTTATGATAGCTAAATCCTCAGGTCCAATAACTATATCACCAAAGCTATCTAATCCTAACTGAGGATCTTCACCTTCTTTAATTTCTACCTTTTTAGTTTCAATCAATACTCTTTGATCTGTTATAGGATCTGTTCCATAAGTAGGTACTTCATAAAAACCTTCTCTTATAGCTTTCTCGTTTTCTTCAGAGATAAAAAATACATTTACAGAATCTACACCATCAACATTTTCAATAATTGAAATTATATCTGATCTAGGAATTCTATCTCTTCTATTTATATATGTAAAGTACGTACTTAATTGTTCTCTAACACTTGAATGAATTGCTTCTTTATCAAAACCTTCAACATATCGTAGTATAATATTTAAAGCATATTTTTTAATTATAGGATCATTAATTCTAACCTCAGCTGTTATAATTTGCCTTCCACTTTTATTAAGTATTTCATAAACCATTTCCTTTTCATCAGGATTTAAAGTAAACTCATCTTGTGGTACACTAAAGTAATCCTGGTCACTAGTTATTTTCTTAGCAACATCAGGTATTAAGAAAAGGTAAACTATATTATCATCATCTAAGTATTGGTCATCTTTAGTGTTATATGCATCTATAAAAGAAAAGTAATCATACTTACTTAAATAGTAAATGTAATTATTAGGATTAGCTAAAACAAATGAATTACTTTGGTAAGGTGCAATTAATCTTGTAAACTGTGGATCTTCACTATCAGAACCGAACATAGGATTTCGTACAATGTTTAATGATAGTACTTCATTAAGATCAACCTCATTACCTTGTGAGTCCGTTCCAGGATCTTTAAATTTAATATCTAAATTTTTGCCACCAATATTACCAGCAGATCCTCTAGTCTTTACGTATGTTACTTTAATAATTGATCCTAATGCCGGTGGTTGGCCGAACTGATTATTACCAAAGAATATAGTTAACCCACCATTAACACTAGTCTTAACCATGACAGCCTCTTCTCCATTATTCATATCATACAAGGAATTTGCATTCTTCCATAGCTTACCATCAACGTAGACATCCACCATATATTGATCTGTTGGATCTTTTGTAGTTAAATTATAGCTTTGTAAAGGTTCTCCAGTTCCAGTAAATGTTTGATCTTCAATTTCTCCTTGTATTAATTGAACATTAGAAAATGCCGTTGTGCTTTTTTCTAATCTTATATAATCACTATCAAACTTTATAAAATAACTTAAACTGTTTTGCCCTACTTCAAGAGCTACATAATTTAGTATTTGTACAAAATCACCATCAACTGAAACAGCTGCAGAAGTGTTTAATCTTAATCCAATTATACCTTGTGCTGATATACCTCTAGTAGGATCATGGCCAGTTAATCTGGATAATCCATAAATAGATTCAATATTTCTAGCTCTACTAATGTTAAGTTCGGTGGCAACAGCTTCGATATAAAATAAAATAAGTTCTCCTAAATTAGCAACCACGGTTAAAATTTGACCAAATGGAGATGCCGGTGTAAACACTTCACCTGCCTGATCATACTGTCGTTGTAAGTACTGAAATGCATCAAAGAATAACTCTGTTGCTTTTATTCTGGTTTTGCTAAAAAATGACATTAACTATTTTATTTTTATTTTAAAATAAAGCCCCTATGACTCTTTCCTCATTTATGAAAATATCAACTAAACAACCGTTTCTTTCTACTGTGCTGTAAAATTGTACTCTCGTATCAACACCAAAAGCATTACTACTGCTGTTTAAACAATATGATTGAATCTGACTTGTAATTCTCTGTGCAATAACAGATTCATTTAAAACTAAAGAAAAGACAAGATCATCTAAGTTACATCCAATATTTGGAGCCCCTAGTACCTCACCTTGTCTAGTGAATAAACAATTTTCTATTTTAAGGATAAGTTGTTGCAACTGATCTGTTACTTCAATTACATCATCATTGTACTTAGGTGCTTCTATGTCTCTACTGTATATTTCCTTTATCATTGAGAATATTCTTTTATTATATATTCTCTACATTTTTTGTGGGTCTTAGATTATATTTTATCCAGTGAAAAAGTAATCAACACCTTCATCTCCTTTTATTTCTTCCACTATGGCATCAACTTCCTCTCTACCTTCACCAGAGATTAAATCGTAATTAATAGTAATATTACCTGGTAAGTTAAACTGAAATGTACCTACTATTCTAGCTAATTGAATTTTAGCCATACCGCAACAATATCTAATGAATGCTTCATCTTGAAAAAGATCACAGTCAGGTATAGTATTATAAACTTGGAAAATACATGCTCCATTTTTTGGTAGCTCACCCATAAATCTAAACTTCTTAGTTAACCTATTATAGTTATATGATATTTGAGCCTGTAGAGCTTGCCTTGCATTATCAATAAACTTAGAATTAATTACATAATACATAAGCTCTTCAGAACCAATACCTGCACCATATACATCAGAGTAAATAAATTTGTCTAATGAAAAATCAGGATCACCTGCTGAAAATGAATTATCGCCAAATCCACCATCTTCGCCAGAAAAACCATTTATTTGAAATACATTATTAACTGCGTAAACCGTTGGGGGCATTTTTACAACCCCTCTAGGATTATTAACATCCTTCTCTGTTAATACATTAGGATTAGCTCCCGATGTTGAGCTATGGCTTATACCTTGTTTAAAGTCGTTTTCTTGCCAAGCAGATCTAGGTAATGCAATAAACATTTCCTCAACACTATCTTCATATATTTTATAAAAGTAATCTTTTGCCCTACTAATAATATGAGCAAGTTCTTTCTTAGGTACTGTAAAAGGTATTTGGCAACCTACTGTGAGGTCATCATTTATCTCTTTAATAAGAGCATCCAAACATTCTTGGTTATCTGGGTTACACCAACTTTTATTCCTAGCCATATCTTTACTTAATTTTTTCTATTTCTATTACTTCAGTTTTATCGCCAAACTTAGCAAGAGGTGTTGCTCTACCTTGTCTAAATATACCTCCAATCATCTCACCACTAAATACACCTCTTTTACCAAATACATAACTGTCTTCACAAATTACATTTTTGCTAACATATGATTCTTCTATTTTACAATCTTCTACTACGGTAGCACCAAATAAGTTAGATTCAAATACTGATGCATTCTTAAGGTCACATCCAAAGATATCACAATTAACTATATTTCCTTGAATAACTGAATCAACAATATCAACACCGCTTATTTCAAAACATCTCATTAGTTTAGCATCTTTAATTTGTATTCTTCCGGTATCACTATCATAATTAATTAAACCTTCATTCATATCAGCCCTAGTAATTAAATCAAAAATCTTTTCTCTAATTTTAGGGTAATACATTTCAACAATTTGATCATATGTTTTTAGATCAATCATTAAATGAACATTCGGAAATTTTTCTTTAAATGAAGAATAGGTTCGATAAGATTCAACAACAGTTTTATGTTTTTCTAAAATCTTATCTAAAACTTTTAAGTCAGATTCATTGTATTGTGGATTAACCAAAGTTTCATACAATGAAGTAATAAAATGTTCGGTCATTGAAAGTATTGTAGAATACCTCTTTTCATAATCGGCACCACCAAGATACCTAAATTCAATATAACCTTTTTGTAACTTTTCAAAATTAATGCCATAATACTTCTCTTTGACAAACATATAGTTTTTCCAAAGATTTTTTTCCGGGGAAGGTTGAGTCATACCACTTAAAGGTACAATAAACTTTATAGATTTTGCATAAACAGAATCTCTTCTATTTGGAAAGGCTTCATATACTTTGTTTTCATCAAAGTTAAGTACAAATTTACCTACATCTAATTTAGACATATTAACAATAGGTCCTAGTTTCTTTCCATCAAATGCAATGTTAACATGAATCGAGCATCTTTCATTAGTCTTACCGTTTTCTCTAATCCATTTTAATGTTTTAGCCATAACCAACTTAGCCTCAACAAAAGGTAGTGGGCCGGTTACTAGCTCAATCATTCCAGTACCACCAGAGTTATCCGGTTCTAGTTTAAAAATATCTTGAGTAGGAGTAAAATCGCTATGCGCCTTTTCCTCTACTCTAATTGTCTTGTTTAAAGTTTGTGCTAAGTTATCTTTAGTAGCATCAAGGTTTTCGTTTGAAAAGAATTCAAACTCAAAACCTATCTTTGAAGAATGTATAGCATTTAATTGTTCGTTAGAATACATAGTTATCCTGATTTGTTTATATATTCCAAACCAGGATAGAGGTTATACTAAGTTCATAGTAATCTTGCGATCACTAACATTTACACTTCCAATTTTAATATTAACAATATCACCTTTGGTAAGCTCTGTATTTTTTAACTTTGTTTTATGAATAAGACCACTTATGCCTTTTTCTAATTCTACGAATGCACCATACTTAGTTACTTTTGTAACTTTACCTTCTGTAACCATCATAGGTTTATATTTATCATCAGCACCATCCCATAAGTCAATCTTAGGACCTTCTTGGCTTAGGATAATTTTTCTATCTGATATGATTTCCTTTGTCCAGAAATTAATTTCATCTCCTGGTTTAATATTTCTATTATCAAATTCTTTTAATGTAGATTCATCTAATTCATTTTTAGGAATAAGACCAGTTAGAGATTCATTAAACTCAGCAAATATTCCAAACTTAGTTGTACCTGTTACAAACCCAGTGATATGTTCTTTAATATTTTCTCTAAGATTTTCTACTGCAGTAGGAATCATGGTTCTTAAATATTCTCTATGAGATACTACAATAGTTTGTTTTTCATTTGAATATGTAATAGGCATTACGATTAATTCTTTACCTACTATAGCTTCAAAATTATGTAATTTATTTAGTCCTCCTAATGAACCTGGCATAAAGCATTGTACTCCACCAACTTCAACCCAATAACCGCCATGTATAAGTTCTTTTACTTTACCTTTAAATCCAATTCCTTTATCACCTATGGCATTGTAAATTTCATTACGCTTAACTTCATCCATTGCATCACTTATAGAAGCATAAAGAGTACCTTGTTTATAACTCTTAACCTTTATATCAACAGACATTCCTACTTCTAATTGATCAACAATTTCTTTAGGTTCTTTTTCTAAATTACAAACTGCCGTATTCTTTTTTGAAATATCAACTAATGCTTCTATCTTAACTTCGATATCTTCACCGTCAACATTTCGTATTTCTTTTTTGATATATGCTATCTCGCCTTCAGTAATATAATTTGTACTTTCTTCAGATTTCTGTACCTTCTCAGCTTCTTCATCTGCCATATCATATAAAGCCATTGCTTCGGCTGCATACATTTCGGTGCTCATTAACTTAGTTCCTTTAGGTACTTTAACTTTAACTACTTTAGTGTCAAATGGATCATCACTTAATTGGATTGTGATTTCTTGTTCTGTCATTATTTTTTTATTAAGAGTGTTATTATAGATTATATATTACTCGGTTTAGATTTAATTATTATACTTTTAAAAATGTAATAGTTTAAGATTAGACTATAACTCCTGGACCAGTTGTGGCACCAGTTTGAGCAGCAGGGGAACCTGCGGTAGCAACAGGAATTCCAGGAACCACGGTTGCTGATTGAATATATGTAGTAATTGCCGGTCCAGCAACAGCAGCAAACGCAGCTGCACCTGCGGCAATCACAGTACCTTTATCATTTTGTTGAGTTCCTTCCGCTCCGGTAGAATATGAAGCCATGGCTTCCATCCCTGCGACGAATGCAGCATCCATAGCTGCGGTAATTACTGGTGGTACTAAAGGCATAATTTATTGTTTTAATTTATAATTTATATATCAGTCAGTTGTATTCTTAGCACTTAGTGCTGGTGCGGTAACTTTATTAGGCGGACTAGTAGGAGCACCTAAATTACCAATATGATAATGTGAATCAAATATTCCTGCAAAAGTATCTCCCTTTATAACGGCCTCGGCTGCTGCCTCACCTAATTTAATTCTTGGGGAGTTAATATGTGTTTCACCTGTTGCAGTTACCACTGCGTTAACACAATTAATAAGAGTATCTGTTGTAGCATTAATTACGGTATCAGCTCCACTATTAATTGTAAACTGAGCAGAATGAGTAAAGGTTATATTTCCATCATTAAGCATTACCATAGAATCTCCATTAGCATTAATTATATGAACCGAGTTATCAGGTTTTACGTTAATTGTAGTTGGTCCTTCTGTAGTGGTATAATCCATCATCAGACCTTTTTCTTCTGTAAAGAAAACTTTAATATGCTCACCTTCTCTTTCGTTAGTAACCGCAGGATCTCCAGATTGTAAATCACCAGTTAGACCAAATGCCGTATCATATATTAGTACATGTGAATTAGGGTAAGCGGCCTCTACCTCTGCCTTAGTCTCATCAGAAGGGTATAGTGACTCATGATATACTGGAGCATAATAATTACCGTTATCAAAACTTACTCTTAATACAGTGCCTATTTTAGGGAATGAGAATGTTCCACTTCCTGTGTTACTTCCACCGGACGAAGCCACTGATGGTCTTGCCCAAGGTAATGATTCAGTTGGCATAATGTAAGCACTTGCCGGATCTTCAGGATCTGTTCTTTGATCCATCTTACCAAAGACCCTAACTTTACACCGTCCTTCAAAAATATCATCTGCATTATCTTCAACGATACCTATCCATTGCGTACCTTGTAAGTTATCATCCTTTAAATCTTTTGTTGTTAATTTTCCCATTATTATTATTGATCAAAAATGTTAGTACTTGTGAATCCTCCACCTGGGCCTGATGGCCCACTACCAAATATATTTTCTGCACCGCTTAAGTCATCTCCGCTAGCAGAAGGTATCTGGCCAGAGAAAATGTTATCATCTATCGATTGATTTATACCTTGGGCAGCTTGCCCAGTTAATGCTTGTATAGCCGCACCGTTTAAAGATTGAATTAAAGATTGTGGATTGCTAATTGCACCAATCAATTGATTTCTTAAACCAAATACATTTCCAAATGCTAAGCCTTGTGTAAATGCATTAATTCTACTCTGGGCAAAATTAGTAGCTCCTTTTATAAGATTATCCTTAAGGCCAGTTAACTTACCTTCTATCTGATCCATTATTTGGTCTTTATCCCAAACCTTATTCTGTAAATTAAGTTTACCATTAATACCACTCGGTTGTAATCTACCCGTGTCTTTTAATGTAGAGTCATATCCTGCAAACTGAGACTCCATCTCTATTGCCCCATATCCCCATTTCATAGATGATATTGCAAATTCAGTACCACCTCCACTAACATTTGTTACCGATTTAAACACTTCACTGGACGCAGTAGGATCAAACGTACAATCACTGAATCTAAAAGTTAATCTAGAAGTATTATTATTTACAAATTTTGTTAAATCATTTTCTGGTGAATTAGCATTCCCTGCAGTTGCAGCCTTTCTTACACTATGAAATTTTCTAATTTCTAATACATCAATATCAACATTAAAAAATCTCAAATTAGACGGTAAAATATTTCTTCTGTATTTTACATCGTAACAGGCCATTTTATATAAGTTAAATAATGCAGTCATTTTTAAATCTATAGCTTCTAATAAACCTATAACAATACCTTCACCTTCAGCTGAGCCTGCAAAAGGATCTGTCATATCCATTGTTTTATTATATGCCTCAATCAAGCCTTCAATTGTCTGAAAGTAATAAGGCCTTTCACGCTGAACTTGTAAAATCCCTTGGCAAAACGCTCTTAAGTAATTAGCTCGCGTAACTTCACCTATCGTTTCTAAATAACCAACTGCAGTTTCACCAGCAGGATGAGAGCTCACGCTATTAGATAGCTCAGTTTGATCTTCCGCGTTATTACCAGGTGATGGTGCTATAGCACCACCAGTATCGCCAACGGTAGCTCCATTAAATAGTGGGCTCATTATATCAAATCTAATATTAAATCCTAAATAAGTAGGGTCATCTAATGTAGTAACACCATTACTTCCACCGGATGAATTAGTAGAAGGTGTAACAAATGTTTTTGCAAAATCATATGCAGTCGGAAACTGTCCTGTTAAATTACCTAACTTATCTGCACTCAAATAATTAAGAGGTGTACCTGCTGGATCAAGAGGATTATATAATTCAATTTTAGGCATATAGAATTTATTTTATTTATTCATTATGTAGAAGGTACTACTTCTCTTCTACGTAAATGTAATCTCTGTTTTAATCCGGCGCCACCAGGTTGCGGACCTTTAGTTAAAAAATATTCCATCCCTGTTATAACATAAAAACCAGAAAGATATTCATTAATAACCCCAAATTGATTGTCAACATCACTACCTGCATTATCTGGGGTTTCTGCTCGACGAACTGAATCATTAGGTGCATTCTCATCATTCTCAGGTGCAGTTAAAACACCCTTTACCATCTGAGCAGTTTCCATCATATGACAATAAATTCTACTATATCTTAATATAGCAGGATTAACCGTATCTAATTCTATAGTCATACCTAATTTATTGATCTCTGCAAGATTTTGAAAATTTTGTATAGATGCATAATAATAATTATCATGTACATTATCACCTTGTGTTCCTAGGAATTTAAATTTAACCTGTTCGTTTCTAGGTCCTTCTACTTCACCATTAATAGTTCTACCTTTTGTAACTGGTATCATTCCTTCTGTGTCGTTAGTTAAAGGATCAACAAATTCACTTATAAATTCTTTTGCATTTAAATCCCAATATTGAGTATATCTTTTGTAGCCATTATTTTTACTAATCCTACCACTGTTGTTAACCTGTTGATATTTAGATATGTATCTGGCAGTACCTTGAAAATCTAATTGGTTACTTAGCATATTAGGAAATGTGGTTTCACTATCTTCTTCATCTCCACTTCCCATAGTGTCCATTGCATTTTGTTGAAACATTTGGCTAGTTTCTAAATCGTCTTCTTGTCCGAAAAATTTATTAGCATCAACAAATGTTAAATAATAGTAAGGATCAATATATGCAGTAAAAAATGAGTCATCACTTAAATATGAATTTGATGTTATATCTTCTATAAATTTTTGAGCAGTGTCATATGGGTTTGTCCAAATTTGCTGATCTGCAGTATCTTCAACATTAGATGCATATCCTAATTTTAATTCTTCTGCTATTGCTTGTAAAGAATTCCAACTTGTATTATCCTGAAATTGTACCTTTTCCGTAAATAGGTTTGGGACATGCATTCTACCTTCAACCATTAATTCTGGTGATGTATCCGTTGCACCCCCACCACCAAGAGGTGTTATTTTTTCAACAGTAAAATCAATTCTTATCGGCTTAAATGTAGTTTCATTACCTTGTGATCTAATATACAATTGAATAATATCCCCATCCTTTGGGAAAAATCTTGCAGTAAACATTCCATCTCTATCAAAAAAACTAAATCTACATGTTGGATAAAAACCTGTACAATTTAATTGGAACATTTCCAATCTATCACCTTGTACTTCATAGGAGTTAACTCTTATTAGAGGTATCATTGTAGAAAACTTACTAGGCTTTTCCTTCATAGTAACACCATCAGAATTTTCGGTACCACTTTCTACGTCAGCCATTTCTAATTCATCAAGTTCAATACTAGGTTCTATTACTGTTAAAATATTTCTTTCTACTGCTGACATGTTAATTTGATTGTTTAGTAGTTCTACTTGGCAAGTTAGTTCCTAATTGAATTTTACCACCGCTATATGTTTTAGCTTCTTGTCCTGGTTGTAGCATATTAGGTGGCATTGGTTGCTTTACACCATTTTCACTGCTCTTGGCTTTTTCTATTAACCTTTGCATTCTTGCTTGATCCTTTTCACTCTGTCTACCAGTATCAACATAAGCCTCTTGTGTTGCATTAGGTCTTGATGCAGGATTAGGTCTTTTGTAAACTAAATCTTTTCTACTTAAATTTGGGATAACTAAAATATCACCTTCACTAACAGTAAAAGGGTTAAATATATTGTTAACCACACATATAGCATCTATGAACTCCCCACTTCCAAAATAAAGATTAGATATTTTATCAATCCTACCAATCTGATCAGGCTGAACATAATGTAAAGCTCTCACGCCTAAATCGGAATCATAAACAAATGAAGGTGCGGTAAGATCCCAATAACCTTCACCAGTTTCATCTATGATTAATCTATTTTTTAATGTTAATGATTTTATTTCCATTTCCTATTAATTTATTATGAGTCAATAGTCATACTAACTAAATTAGAAATATATTCCGCTGTGTCAGTAGTTGATTGTTTATTAACGTTACTAATTTGATCATTCTTTGCAGCTCCACCAGGAGTACCTTGTGTGGCTTGTGTATTTGTTTTTCCAGCCTTAACAGAACCATAGGTAGCAACATCTAATCCTGCTAGATTTAAAATATCTGCCTCACCTTTAGCCGATGCATAAATTCTACCACGACCTGCATTAAACATATTTTCTATATCACCTTTGTCTCTAGGTTTACCATGTTTAAGATCTATTTCAAATTTAACCTCCATTGGAAAATCATCATAACCTAAACCATTACCTAAAGTCATTACCGAATTATCACAATACATATTACCCATCGTTACAATAGGATTAAGTGGATTACCAATGGTAACATGCCAATCACCAGTAGGTTCAGCACTTATTAAAGCTTTAGATGCCTGTGTACCGGAAACCGCTCCAACGTTCTCACTTAAAAAACCACCTAACATATTACCTAGCATTGTCTTACCAACCTTAAGTAATCCTTCAATTCCGTTTTCTAAATTAAATTCACCAGTTCCTCCACCAAACACATTCTTAAATCCAGTTTCAACATCGGTAACTACACTTCCTATATAACCACTGAAGTCACCTTGTTTCAATTTATTAATATCTCCAAATTGACTAGCAACAGCTCCAGCACTACCATAGTATCTTTGACCTCCTCCGAAGAATTGACCATTATTATAAGTCATGGTTAACATATTACTTATAATATCAATCATAGCAATTTTAGGATTAACATAACTTAAAGATTTAAGTTCATATTCAAAATTTAATTTCATGTCCTGGCTAAAACTCATACCACGATCTCTAACCTGAGTTTGGTTAATAACATTAACAGGTCCTATTACAAAGTTGGCATACGTAGTACCTAGCTTATCACCAGTAGACATATTTTGTGCTGCAAACTTTTGTCTTGAACTGATTCCTTTAAATGCATCAGCAGTTGCTCTACCAACACCACCTATCTTAGAATAAAATGGCTGAGATGTATATCCACCATCGCCACTACTAATACTTTCCATTTCAGATTTAACTTCCTTATAATTTAAGCCATAAGAAAACTTAAGTAAATCATCTAATTTATTTCCAGCCTTTTCACCCATGTAAGTAATAGCAGTAACACCTGCAGTTTGAGTAGCATCTACATCACTAGCAGCTCTCGGTGTTTTAGGATCCTTTCCTGCAACATCCATTTTTAAATCAAAAATGTTATCATTAACTGGTGTTGGAAATCTTCTCAATGTTATTAAGTGATTAACAGGAATTTGTTTATAGTATTTACAATATAAAAAATCTTGGGCAGAGTAGCCTATTCTTGCATAGTTGTCATTAAAGTATTCAATTATTTTACCAATAGAAACTTGCTTGGAATTTGTACCGCCCATTGCAGGATTATTTGGAGAATCACGAAATCCGTTAAAAACATCGCCACCCGTTAACCCGCCATACATTCCTCTAAAATTAAACAGAGCATATTTATTAAATATAGATCTAGGGATAGGTGCATCCATACCTACAGCAACACCGAATTGATCAGCAACAGACTTTTGAGAATAAAATGATTGAGCATATAAAGTTTCAACACCATGAGCAAACCCAGTAGATTCTCCACCAAAAACACCTAACCTTTCTGCTGTTGATGAATTGGGGTTGGGTGCAGTATTATCATTTACACTGCTGTTACTTCCTATTGTTGTTTGATCTAATCCGCCTGGCATATAAGTAGTCTATTTTTAGTATATATTCAGCTTAAGCTGTTGAGATACTTGTCAATGTCAATATCTCCCTTTTGGAATTTATCTACCCAGCCTTTTTTAAACCTAATATTAAACTCCTGTGAGCTATCAGTAGAAAGAGAACCTTTAAAAAATGGTCTTGATGATATATCTCTTATTTCTTTTAGGTTTTTTGATATTATATAAAACTGAACTTTTTCAAATAAACCCCGTAGATCATTTTTTGTTTTCTTGCACATAACAGATTCTACAATTACATACAATCGTTCTCTATCACTTTCATCAAATCTGCTTTCTAATGATTTTACATTTTTAAAGTCTTCTTTTTTAATAGGCATTTTTCTAGCTCTATTATTAAATTCATACTTAAAGTTCATATCAAAAAAATGAGACTTAAGATATTTCATATTATCATACATTTTAATAATACGAATTTGGTAAAGAGGGTTAATAGGATCCCATTGCGTATCTACAATAAGCCCTTTTACTGGCAATAAAACATTAGGCCTACTAAAAGATGATAGTAGGCAATATACGGTTTGTCCTTTAGTAAATATTCTGTGTGCTTTCATTCAAACTCTACAACGTTTTCAAATAGTCTAGCAGTACCGTTTACATTAATGTCAGGAGAATGATATATGTTATATTGAAATTCTTTATCGGATAAGGATTCTACATATTTTTTAATTCCTTCAACCGTAGGTTCATTTAAATTACCTAATACATAGAATATAGATGTTGTTGTACTTCTGTCCAAAATGGTTTGGAGCTGTTTCATGAGATAAGACGATACTACAGCATCAGACGGCTCAAATTGATAAAAGTCATTTTTAGTTAACTTGTTAAAAATATCCATGTAATTAATACATTCAATATTTCTAGGCACGTTCCCTAAGAATGCCTTTACTCTTACCGCATCTTTAGAATATATGAAATTAAATTCTATGTTTGTTTCCATTCAGTTAATAAATCGATCTCTGCCTGGAGCTCTTTTATTTTGCTTTCTATTTCCTTCTTATTAGGTTCATAGTGTGTACCCCATTCCTTTCCAATTTTTAGTACATCTTTTTCAAATTTATTACCGCACTCTAATCCGAGATCTTCACAAAGCTCCCAAAAGAATTTCATAATATATTCAAATTTATTTCTATGGTCATCATTGGATTCAAATACATCTGTTGAAGTCCACTGCTCTTTACCACCTCCATGATTATCATCAATCACTCTTTTGATTACACCATTTCTTGCAGGTTCTAAAACAATCTTAATCATTAAGTCTCTTATTTAAAGATTCTCTTGCATCTTTCATTAATTGTCTAGCTTCCTTTTTATCAGCCTTCCAAGTTTCTTTATCTTTTACACTTAAGATTGCATTGGCTTCTCTTAGCATTTTAATTTCAGTTTCATTATACCCAACTTCTTTCCATGCTATTATTTGCCTTTCTTCAATACTTTCTAGTCTTTCAGCTATCCCTTTCTCAACTGCATCAGTAGTAGCTGCATGTAATTCTTTACCTCTTTGTAAATTTTCTCTGGTCACCTCCATCCACTTATGGAATGGTAATTTACTTTTTGCTTTTAGAAGTCCTTGGTACTTCATCGCTAATCTTCTCTGTCTTCTATTTGGTGCTTGTGTCATATGATTAATTTTATTATATATTATACCTTAAATTGCTTAGTCTATTTTATACCTAGACTTAATTAATTCTTTAATGCTATCAAAAAGGCTATCTAAAATTAAGTCTTCTGATATTTGATTTTTAATAAAAGATTCTAATTCATCATTTACTTCTTCACTATCAAATGAAGAACTTATAATTTCATATATGGCTTTTTTAGGAACTTCTATCGGAAAGGTAAGATTCAGTTTTACTTTATCATTCTTTTTCTGTTTATCAAAAAGAGTTCTTATTGGGGATGAGGTTTCTTTTTTAGGTGGTAATTTTTCTTTATATACCTCGGCTGCTTTTGTTAATGCCGGTGTAGGCGGATTAAAATCTAAAGGTTCACCGTTTAGCGGTTCTAAAAATTCACTAAGTAAATTTGTTGCTATCCTACCACCACCTTCAAAAGTAGTCCATTCACCTTCAGTACCTTTAATAGTTTCAACTGAACCAAACTTATCGCCTTTAATCCACTGTAGTCTTTCTTGTTCTATACTTTCCATACTTTTATCCCTTTATAGTTATTATACTCTGAAAAAGAAATTTGTTTACGGATTACTCTTCCTTTGGAACTTTGAATATTCCCCATGAACATTTAAGTTCTGCGTATACAGGTGTACCATCATCACTGGCAGTAGTTGGGAGACCACTAAAGCCAATAATTAACCTTTCTGTAATTGCATCAACGGCTACCCCAGATTTAAAGACAAAATCAAAACATAAATCAGCAACTGCATTTTCCTTGGTTCCTAATGCGTAAATATTAAATAGGGACGATTCTTTCGCATCATCTAATGCTTTAGGTATTTTATCCCCAGCAGTATCACTTGTACATGGTAAGCTCCATACCGCGCCCCATACTGAACCGTTCTGCGCCCAGTTCAAACCGGTTTGTAGATTCTTTGCCGCAAATGAAACTCTAAGTACAAGGGCATCATCAATATTAATATCTTCTTGTAAAACAATACCCATTGAAGTAATATCATACGTGCTATACGCATTCCCCCCAAACTTAATTATCGCAGGATCCTGCCCTTTAGCACCGGTCCAATTTGACGATGACCAGCCAGCAGACTTAGCAGCTGTACTAAAAGAATGCCCTATAATAAAGTTAGAGTTGGTCTGATCCAATGGATTAAATGTTGGTAACCCATCTCCTATAAACATTGAACTTTCTGCAATTTTTTCAGGTAATCCTGTGTCAAAAGTTCCTTCTAAACCTTGTACACCTTGTAAACCTTGTACACCTTGTAACCCTTGTAATCCTGTAGTTCCTTGTAAACCTTGTGTTCCTTGAGTTCCTTGTAAACCTTGTGTTCCTTGTAAACCATCGGTTCCTTGTGTTCCTTGTAATCCTGTAGTTCCTTGTAATCCTGTAGTTCCTTGTAAACCTTGTAAACCTTGAGTTCCTTGTAAACCTTGTAATCCTGTAGTTCCTTGTAAACCTTGTGTTCCTTGAGTTCCTTGTAAACCTTGTGTTCCTGTAGTTCCTTGTAAACCTGTAGTTCCTTGTAAACCTTGTAAACCTTGTAATCCTGTAGTTCCTTGTAAACCTTGTAAACCTTGAGTTCCTTGTAAACCTTGTAATCCTGTAGTTCCTTGTAAACCTTGTAAACCTTGGGTTCCTTGTAAACCTAATCCGTCATTTCCTTGTAAACCTTGTAAACCTTGAGTTCCTTGTAAACCATTACCGACAACTTTAGTTAATGAAAAAGATACATTATTCATTGTTATAGTAGATGTAGATACATTATCAGTTTTAAATCTAACATCTATCACATCACCAGCGGCAAATGTTTCTAAACCGTTTATTGAAAAAGATCCACTTGTATTATTAGCAAACGCTCTACTTGTTTCTGTTTGTGCAATAATAACACCATTCTTAAATACTCCTACTGTTATTTCACGATTAGCACCAGATGTAATAGTATAGATACCACTCATTTTATAAACTCCGCCTTCACCTGCATCAATAACTAAAGTATCACCCTGTGCACCTCCACCAGACGAGACATATGACATTTGGCTTATTTCACCTACTGCTGAAGTATCCCAGCCATTAAAAACATTATTCCATCCTGCTATTGGGGTAGAACTTAATTCATACATTTCACCGTATGCAATAGATCCACTTATCACACCAGGTTGACCAGTAGTACCTTGTGTTCCTTGCGTCCCAGTACCAGTAGTACCTTGTAAACCTGTAGTTCCTTGTAAACCTAATCCTGTTGTTCCTTGTGTCCCAATACCGGTAGTACCTTGTAAACCAATAGTTCCTTGTAAGCCTTGTGTTCCTTGTAAACCTGTAGTTCCTTGTAAACCAATAGTTCCTTGTAAGCCTTGTGTTCCTTGTAAACCTGTAGTTCCTTGTAAACCTAATCCTGTTATACCTTGTGTTCCTTGTGAACCTAATCCTTGTATTCCTTGTGTTCCTTGAGTTCCAATACCGGTGGTACCTTGTGTTCCTTGAGTTCCTTGTAAACCTAATCCTGTTGCACCTTGAGTTCCTGCTTGACCGGTAACTACAAACGATACTAAAACATCCTCGTCCATAGTGAACGGTGAATTTTCGGTAGAAGCAACTGGCTGTACGTCTAATTCCCACCAATCAGTTTGATCTTGTAATCCGTCAATTTGCCAAAGAATAAATTCGCTAGGATCTGCTTTAGCTGATATTCTAACGTGTCCTTTTATAATAGCCGGGTTAGATGCAATAGTTAATAAAAAGTTTGATATATCGATACCAGTTACACCAAAGTCATGTATTGACATAATAGTAGCAGTATTCTGAGTTGCATTATTTACAGCAACATAACTAAATCCTGGATTCTGAACCGAGGTAGATGTATTAAATTCATAATCAAATGTTGCTCCGCCAAACCCACCATCAGTACCAGAAGTACCTTGTGTACCACCTAAGCCTTGTGTACCTTGGGCTCCCTGTGCACCAGAACCTGTAGTACCTTGAACACCGAAACCTTGGGTTCCTTGAATTCCAAATTGCCCAGAAATTCCTTGTGTTCCTAATAAACCTTGAACACCTTGGACACCTTGTAAACCAAATCCGTCATTTCCTTGAACACCTTGTGTTCCTAATAAACCTTGAACACCTTGGACACCTTGTAAACCAAATCCGTCATTTCCTTGAGTTCCTTGTAAGCCTTGTGTTCCAGTTGTACCTTGTGCTCCAGATAGACCTGCAGATGAAGGTGCTATTGATTGCCAAATAGTACCATTATATTGTAATATGTCAGATGATGAAGCACTACCGGATGAAACGTCAGATAACATATCCAATGTTGGTGCCCCACTATTCAGTGTTGCTAAATCAACATTTCCTGAATCAAAGTTATAATTAATATTCTTATTAGCAGTGTCAGTAGCAACACTTAAGGCATTACCTAATGCTACATCTGAATTGGATGAACTAAAACCTCTAAACTCTAAAGTAGTTCCATTCATTCCACCAAAAACGTTTTGTCCACCTATACCTATATTAGTACCTTGGTTTATTTCTCCACCGGCAGATGTATTAATAAGTTTAACGGCATTAACTGTGGTATCATATTGTAATTGGACGCCATCTCCTGCAATTAATCTAAAGGTATCATTTGCTATTGTAGAATTTAATAATACATCATTAGCAGCTCCTAGGCTAGGTGTGACTCCAGTATAATTAACAATAATCTTACCATAACTATTTGATGCTCCTACTGTAACATCTCCGGTTCCAATACCACCAATGACATCCCATTCACTAGTTACAAATGTACCTTGTGTAGTTCTTTTATTTGCTCTCCACCAAACTAAAGTTTCTGTTACTATACTAGTACTTCCGGTAGGATCAGTTACTTCTACTGGGTGATATATGATATGCCCTGTGTTATATGTTCTATTGTCTACCCAAGGGTTAGCTACCGCTTTAAAGTTTTCATCTACCTCACCATTAAAAAGTTCTCTTTTAACTTCATTTCTATAGATGATGTATTCTGTCAGATTGAATGCCATTTATACTAGTCTTTTTTTATTTATTCAGGAGGTTCATTAATAATGTTAACATCATCATACGGAAATTCAGATGTGTCACGTTGTGCAATAAAAGCTTCTCTTAGTTGGTTTAGATACCATGTTCCTTCAGACCATCCAGGTATAGCATAACACGGTGAATAAATCCCTGAAGTATATATCCTATTAATCTCACTCCAATAACCTTTATAATCATTGACTGATTTATTTATGAATTCTATTTGTCTATTAACTAACACTGACCTTTGTGCATTTCTTTGTATATCAAAAGAAGACCCCGAAGTTAATTTAAAGTCACCAGTTAGATCTGATGCCCTGTACTCTGTAACAAATTCATATAAAGAACTACCTCCTAAAAACAATTGTATACTTGCTAAGTCGCCTACATAGCATGGATCAAATGGTACATAATTAGTTTGATAAAATAATTCCATTTCAGCAACACTATTAAAATCAGTGTACTCTGATTTACCTGCAGCCTGATCATAAAATCCTATTCGGATTTTAGTCACATCTATTTTATACTTTTTAAGATAAGTAAAAAAGTCAAGGGATAGTTTAAATGTTAGAGCTTCGACGACCAAGAGGTTATACTATTTTTTGTATATATTCAGCTCTTTATTGTGTGGTAGTCATTTAATAGGTTAGAAATTTTACCGTGTGTCACATTACATTCATTAAAAATCTGAAGATGTTCAGTATCTCTGTAGTCTTGTATCCAATAAACATGCTTAAAACCAGCATTAACTAAAATTTTAGTACACATTTTACAAGGTGATAGAGTTAGAAGTATTATGTAATTTTGTGGATCGTATTCTTGGAACTTGGCAATCATATTTACCTCAGCATGAATAAAGCCACTTTCTCCTGGTGTTAAAGAATCTTCTTCAGTTCCAGTATCATTATTAGTTTCAGCTCCGCTGTAAGAACCATTATAACCAAAACTTGCTATTTTACTAAAATCCTTTTTTAAAGCCATACACCCAACCTTAGTAGTAGAAGAATTTGAAAGATCTCTAATACTTAATAAAATATTAGTGAATGCTTTTAGTTTTATTTGAAGTCGCTGAAGTTTGGGATCCATTTTTGTTTAATTAAAGTAGCTTTCATTTTTACCTCAGACAAATCTTTGTTAAGACTGTTTGCAATTCTTATGTTTTCTTTATCGTCATCAAAGAATTTAAAATTTCTAAATCCCATTTGAACAAATTTCATAAAGGCATCCTTTTTCTTTTGTGCAGTAGAGCCAGTGAATCCTAAGTTAGGATCATTGATTGCGAATATAAAATCAGGATTAACATCTACACCGTTATGCATTAGAAAATCATAAATAAGTTTTGAGTCATCTCTCGCAGTAATAATTCCAACTGCAGTACCTTTTGCAATTGTTCTTTTAAGTATTTTGAAAACCCAGTCAATTATTTTACCAGCCTTAAGAATTTCTAAATCTCTAAAGTCATTAAAATCAAACTCATCATGCGGCTTGGTTTTAAATGTATTAAATTCCTGTGGAGTAAGATCAATTTCATATCCTGTTTTTGGATTAAAAACTTTAATTTTACTTTTGGTTACAATTAAAGTATCATCAACATCAAAGACAGTTATATCTTTCCCCCACTTTCTATACTTCTCAAATAAATCCATACAATATATATCAGTTAATTTCTTTTACTTTACTACAGGTGAGATATGGAACGGGTACATTAACAATTTCTCCCATTCTCATATATATGTTTTACTACCGGAAACCTTAATGAATATCCACCGTTTTGATTTTGGCTTTCTTCAAAATATTGAACAGTTACAGTTTTACCGATTAGTTCATTATGATTGTTGAGGTAGTGTTCTCTTTGTTCTTTAGAAAATCCAGATCCTACACTTACACGGTTACCTTTATGTTCAATAATAATATTACTTAAACCTTCCTTTTCAACTTGTTTTCCATTTTCTGTCCATCGCATTGTACCGTTCATACATTCTAGGATTGTATATTCAGCATCATGGAATTTTTTAACCTTTAGAAGATTATGGCTTCTTTTACCTTCATAGCCGATATTCTTTCTAACCATGATTCCTTCAAATCCAGCATCTTCGGCTTCTTTTGCCATCTCAGTAAATTGTTCCTCTGTGGTTAGTTGATCCTGTGGTAAGAATTCTAACATAGAAGAGTTAATTCCTTCTGGTAAAATATCATAACCATTCTTAAGTCTTTCAGTAAGCGGTGTAGTTCCAGTCTTATTATCAAATTCATCTAAAGTTAAATAATCAAATACAAAGAATTTAGGATTTTCAATTTGATGGTCCTTCTTTCTGATTTGTTTCATAATTCCTTGGAAGTCTTCATTACCATCTTTATCTACCATACAGATTTCTCCATCTAAAATAAAGTCTCCACCTATTTTAGAAATTTCATTTTCTAAATTACCTAAGGTTGTAAATTCTTTACCGTTCCTTGAAAAGAATGTTACAGTATTCATTTCTTTTCTACAGATACATCTTACACCATCCAATTTTCTGGATCCGTACCATTCTCCACTTTGAAAATCCACTCTCTTAGGATTATATGCATTTGCTAAAGCGACCTTAAAGGTTGGAATTAAATCTGGGTGGATTGCCTTATTAATAGAAGTAGTACCACATCCCATATTAAGGTCTCGGTTTAGCATATAGTAAATAATATCTTCCCATTGCTTATTCTCTAGGACGAATCTATTTACATTTGCAATTGCCGTATGACCGGTACATACCCTATTTCTTAAATCATCCAATAAGGTAAAGATACTACCGTATGTATTTGGGTGACCTAGTAAATCTGAATTCTTTTTGCAATTCCTAGGAGTTACATTATATTTGAAATAAGGATTGTAAGTATAGAAGAAAACTTTCTGTAAGAATTCTCTATCAGAATTTTCAACAGAGTTATCAGCATACTTTTTAAGAGTTGCAATTTTATGATTCCCTGATGAGGAAGAGCGCATTTCATCCAAGAAGGATTGTAGATAAGTAAGGTTTGTGTATTCAGTCATATTCCGTTTATTTAATTATATTATAAATATAATCAATTTAATTGGGAATTGAAAATTTTTCTAGGACTTTTTTCTAAAAGTTATTAACAATTTTTTATTCTGTCCTGTATAGATTTTAACTTTGCACATTTTTCAAAATCTTCTTTTTCTTCAAAGTGTAGCATTATCTTACTTAAGCTTTTAATTTTATGCTTTGCTGTTTTCTCATCATAGTGAAGTACTTGATCAGGAAACATTATTATTGTGTTATAACATAGGTTCATATATTGATCCCAACTAGTATTTTCTAATTGGTCTAGTAATGACCTCATAAATTCATCATTATCAAATTCCATTTTCTAAGTCTTTCATTTTCTTAATTAGTAATTCTTGTTCATCACTTAATTCACTTGGCAAGTTAACTAATATATTTATAAAAAAATCTCCATACATACTTGGATTGTTATAAGCAGGAAACCCTTTACCTTTTATTCTTAGCATAGTACCATTCTTAACACATTTCGGTATAGTGTAAGTTATAGTTTTATCAAATACCGTCGCCTCACCCTTACCGCCTAATAATGCATCATATAAATCTATATGCTTTATCGTATGCAACCCTTTTTGGTCTAAATAAAAATTAGGATCATCTTGTATAAGTACTGTTAATACAAGATCTCCGTTTTGATCTTCTGTCATTCCTCTCTGCCCTAGTCCTTTAAGTCTCATTCTCTGACCAGGCTTTACTCCAGCTTTAATGTCTACACTAACAACTTTTGTCCCAACTCTAATTTCTTTACTGCATCCATAATAAGCTTGCTCTAATGTTATGTAAACTTGTGCAGTTATATTTCCACCCTTTGTACTAAAGCCATGTCTTCCACTAAATCCACCAAAGCTAGGATTACCAAAGCCACCTCCACCATTCCTTATAAAATCTTCAAAGATATCATCCATAGATCCACCAAATGGATTGCTGCCTCTTTGATCGTATTGTGCCTTCTTATTAGGATCACCTAGAGTTTCATATGCATCAGCTATTTCTTTAAATCTTTCCTCGTTACCTGAAGATTTATCTGGATGGTATTCTTTTGCTAATTTTCTATAAGCCTTTTTAATCTCAACGTCAGTAGAGTTTTTATCTACACCTAGTATGTTGTAGGGATCTTTCATTTCCAAAATAACTGTATACCTATAAGACTACAAGCTAGGCATAATGATACTATTGTTTTTGTAGTAATTCCTTCATCTAGAAAATACCAAGTTAAAAAAGTAAATGAAATAATACCTGATCCGAATGCAATAAATCTACCTGGCCACAAAAGACCATCATAATACTCCACTATAAAGCGCGTACCATAAATTAAAATATAACTTATTACAGTTCCGAATGTTAGGGATACTATAAAAGGATTCTTTTTAAACCAAGGCCATACAAATTGACCGTTTGTTTGAAACCATATTGCCGATTGTCCTAAGAAGAACAATAAAAATGCTAAAATTAACTTATTCATTTATATAATATTTATAACCCATTCTAACCATGTGATCCATGTGATGTTCCATTTGCTTTGCTGTTATCCATACTGAAGGTTCAATAATTACCTTACCGTCTTCTCTCTTATCGTATGCTTTATTAAGAAACCATTTTTCTCGTTTTGATTCCCACCAAAACCAGACCTTTTGCCATGATCTAGGTTTTTTCATATAAACTTTATTGCCTTTATCCATGTGAGCAATAAATTGTTTATATGTAATGTCTTTATCTGCCATTCTGGTTTGCTTCTTTTATTGCAATTCTATGTAGCTTTTCTTCTAGTGCAAATTTCTTTTCATCTAATTTGTTTGCTATTTCTAGTTGATTAGCAATTCTCTCTAGTACCGATGTTAGTTTTGGAATGTCTTTTTCCAATAATTTACGACCCATACCTGTTCTTAAAAATTCTGACATAATAAGTTGTTTATTTTTATATGCAAAAATGCGACTTAGTTTTATGAATATATAATCAAAATAACAATATTATGAAAAAGGTACCTTTATTTGAAGATTTTGTCCCTGCTGGCTTTGCCGCAAATAATGCAGCTCAATTTTCTCTTGGTGGAGTTAACAACACCGAAACAGGATATAACATGGATGCAATAGTTGGGCCAGTTGAACAATGCTCAAACCATGTAGCTGAACAAGCTAACAGTTACGAATCAAATGATAATGCTGAGCATACCGCAGAAGCATACATTAAAGAGGCTAAGAAACATATTAATGATAAGATAGACGAAGCATGCGAAAGCTATTCTGCTATGTCTGAATCTACTCTTAATGAAGGAACTGATATTAGTTCTTGGAATCAAGCCGGTATTAAAGGCGATGCTAATGCACAGATAACTACCTTTGTCGGACCTAAGGATATTGAAGATTTTGGCCTAGGTAGAAAATGTATGCAAATAAACATAGGAAGAAATTACGTTCAATTAAATCCTGCTGATATTGTAGAATTAAAGGACCTCCTTAAAAACTATAAAGTATAATATGATACCTAAATTTGAAAACTATTTAAATGAAGCTTCTGATTATGAATTTAATCCTAATGAAGCAGCGAGAAGATTAAAGGATAGAGAAAAAGAAAACATCCAAAGGTATAGGGCTGCACAAGAGCGTGGTGATAATTATGCCGTTGAGTTATATGAACTAAAAATCAAAATGGATAAAATTGACCTTGAAGGGTTAAAGGTACAAACCGCAATTCACCAACTTAAACAAAAGAATGGAAAGTAATGATAGGTAAGTTTGATGAATTCTTAAATGAAAAAAACTTTATGGTAGCAACAGCTGATACTGCTGTTAAATATAGACTATCACACATGCCTATGTCAGGTTATATTGTAGCAATGGCAGCAAGCGGTAAAGAATTAGATAAAGAAATAAAATCAGGATTTTCTAAAACTGCAATTGCTAAAGATATAGAAGATATGTTAAATGATCAATTAAAAAAGTATAGACAGTTTATTACTGTAAGTGTTGATAATACTTATAAAGGGGCAGGTTATGCATTTACGATTGACATGGATGAATTACTAAAAACATTAAACAGATAATGGAAAATAACCAAGAAAGGGCAGACTTAAGTAAAATCCGCCACTATAAAGGAACAGTAAAAGATTTTAAAAATTACTGGGATGAAATGGCTGGAACTGAAACTAATGCATTTGGTACTCCAGAATATCAAGGTTTTAATAATGTACACCCTACTCGCGGTGAAGGTGATAGTGAACATTGGAAAACATCAAATGTAACTAAAAGTAAACAAAAATAAATAATTTAAAATGAAAAAACATATACCACTATTCGAAGACTTCAATTTAAATGAAGGAAGAACCACAGATGGTTTAAGTAAAGATGGAATGAAAATCTTTTTGGATTTACAAGATCTTGTAGGATTTGAAAAAGGTGATACTATTACAAATTACAATAAGATTGATCCAGCTATAAAAGATCATAAGCTATATAAAAAGATATCCCCTAGAGATATGAGAATCTTAGGTAATGCATTAGGTAACTTAATGAGGATAGCAATTAGAATGGAGAGATAATTTCTATTTACATACAAACTAAAAAAGACCACTCTATGAGTGGCTTTTTAGTCTTATAGCTTTTATTGTAATTCAATGAACCCATTAGCAACTGACCAGGGTTCTTCAGCCCAAAGGTTAATTGCAATAGCGCCTCTTCTCCCTTCAGTTACAGGTGACACACAGTGTGCGACATCACCAGGATTAAATATTACTAATCGGTTAGGTTTAGTTTTTATTACCTCTGGTGATTTATCTTCGCCATCAGTATAAATCAAAAGATCACCACCAGTAAATTCAAATCCCTCTGGGTAATATACACAACCTAAAACCGGCTTAAGAGGTATACCATCATAATCTTTGTTTTCTTTTCGATAAGCAACATCATCGTCAAAATGCATTTCTAAATTATCTTTAAAAACTACATCATCTTCATGGTTGCCTGTAGCTTCTTGTATACCAGTCCAATATTCAAAACCATCTAATTCTAGATTTATTCTTAAAGGAAGTTTTTCATTGAAGATGTAATTTGCTAATTCTTGTTTAATATTACATGGCTCTTTATCCCACCAACCCTTCCAATACTTATATACTCCTGGGTCATCAAAAAATGTTTTGTCATTTTTTATTTTATCTAATAAAGTTTGGTCTTTTATAAAATCGTCAAATACAGCTATCATAATTTATTTAAATAATTTTTCAAGGTCATTTTTCTTAATTACTTGTTTAAGCATCTTAACATAGTTTTTTGCTTCTGCGTAACTCGCTCCTAAATATTCAAAGTATTCATCTTCTGAATCTAACTTACTTAAGTACCTACATTGGTAAAATGCATAGTCATATACTGATTCTCTCCAATGATTATAATATGCATGGTTTCTATTTGTGCCTTCTGCTGTTGTAATTCTACGCCTGGCCTGTTTCATACCGAAGAGGTTATGATTCTCTAGAAAGATATCACTTTTCCAATGCCCAGTTTCTAATATAGATTGTGCCATGACTATATGTGGGTAATCTACATTAAGATCTGTTAACATTGACACTAACTTAGTTTGTGAAAAGGTATCTACTTCAGCAATAAAAATCTGTGTTTCACCTTCTTGTAAATTTTCAATGATTACTTCCTTTGCAGTGTTTCTACCAAATAAAAAACCAACTAAGGAAACCGCCATTAAAATTCCTAAGCAATATAGAACCCATGTTCTAATGCATATTTTGTTGTAGAGTAATAAATTCTTATCGTATTTAAAAAACATATATTAAATTTAAGTTAAACAAAATAACATTAAAGAAAAATACCCTAATGCTATAATTAGAAAAATATCTATTGATTCTAATTCGGTTAAAAATCTTTTCATAATTCTTTAGATAAAAACATCCATAGTACTATGTATACCCAGAATGCTGCAGGTATAAAAAATAGAAATCCAACCCTCCATAAAATAGAAGGCAATCCTGACCAATTTCCTAACCCTTGGCATACGCCGCCGATATATCCATTTCCTCTGTGTAGTTTATTTGTCATAGGTTTATTTTTAAAAGTTACCGTCAGCTACTTGGAAACAGCTGATTCCATTATTTCTCCACATCTGAACTACCTTATCTCTATCGTCAAATACACATAGTATATCATCAGTGTTTGGAAATAAATCGTCAAGCCATTTCTTTTTTAACACATCATCTTTCATCCATTTAAAACCACCACCAGTTGGTCGCATCTTTAAAATGTCAAATGGAATATCAAGATCGTTTAACCAATCTTTCGTTGCGTCTTTAGTAGCTTTAGATCTTCCACTAAAAATTACAATTCTATGACCAGCATTTTTGAGAGTTTGGGCCATGAGTATTACTGGCCAATTAGGCTTGTCTAATTTAATGTTTGCAGGATCAAAGAATTTATCCCAATCCATATTACCGTTATCTTTTGTGGAGATTGCTCGCCTATCATCGATTAGTGCAAGTGTTCCATCCAAATCAAAGATTACTGTTTTCTTTCTATTGCTCATATTTATTTATTTTTATAATTTAAATATAACAAGAAAACAATAAATCTGAAAGAATACTACAGATCTTTTTGTTCTTTATCTCTAAGACTTTGTATATAGGTGGCTTTAATCTTTTGGGCCCTTTTCTTTACTGAAGGTTTTACAAATTCTTTACCTTCCTTAATCTTTCTAACTTGTTTAGTTTTCTTTAGCTTTTGCTTATATCTTTTAAGCATCTTATCTATAGAATCCCTTTCGTTCTTTTTAATTATTATCATGCCTTATATATTTTGTTGTGCCGCAGGGGATCGAACCCCGACTCTTCGGTACCAAAAACCGACGTGTTGCCAATTACACCACAGCACAGGGTAATTGCTTACCTATTTTCATTTACTATTAACCTAGCAATAGTACCTTCCAATTGTTCTAATCTTTTATTAATATGATTATCATATTTGTCAAATCTTGAATCAATCATTTTACCAAGCTCATTAGATTCTTGCCTGAATTCATTATCAAGTCTCTCAATTTCATCCTCACAGTGGGAATGCAATTTTTCTAACTCATCAGAAAAATCATCAGCAGTATCGCCAATGTAATCTTCGATGTCATCTTTAAAAATTTCAATTTCTGAAATTCTACGCCAAACCTTAACCATACCAAAAATCCCTAAAGTAATAAGAACCGATAATACACCTAAAGTATAATAAAATATTTCCATTTGTTGTTTGTTTTTACAAAATAAAGTTAAATCCTTATTTATTATTATATACCTAAATGATAAATTGTTTAAGCACAAAAAAACCCTAGGGTTTAAATCCTAAGGTTTGAAGTCATGTAAATTTGTTTCAGATATTACACCGTTGCCCCAAGAGTAGGTAAATATACCCTTCCTTTATATACTAATGTACCTGATTGTAAATAATAATTGTCCGGTAAAATAGAACCTTCCATGATAGTACAGTTATCTTCTATAGTTACACCATTACCAATTTCTGCATCTAAATCAATAACGCAGTTTGAACCAATATAAACCTGATTGCCTAAAGTGACACCTGGTCTAATTAATGTACTAGGACCTACAGTTAAGCCTGAACCAACCGTCACATCATTTAAATTGTTATCACCTTCAAAAAGAGTGGCAAAAGTTAATCCACTTAATTCATTGTTTGCAATAGAAATTCTACTATCTCCGTTTTCTACTGCAATAATCCAATCGTTAGTAGGTGCAGTTTGATAATTAGTTTCATTATATTCAGTATACTCGCTAGGATCTAATAAGGAAGTTATTTTTCTCTCCCATGCATTATTACCAGTAGCAATACTTACAAATACGTTTAGCATAATATAATTATTTTATTTTAATCATTATCAATTTGAACAACCGAGCCTGATGGTATAATAGTATTGGTAGGAATTGTTACACCTTCATTAATAGTTACGTTATCTCCAATGGTTACTCCATCACCTATATTACAATTGTTATCAATAATAGTCCCGGCCCCAATATAAACTTGGTCACCTATAACACTCCCGGGTCTAATTAATGAACAGCAGCCAACGATTAAACCTTCACCCACACTCACACCATTTAGGTTATTACATCCTTTAAAAAATGTATGTATAATAGACTCCTTTAATTCTGTGTCCATTATAGATAATCGGTCATCGCCAGATTCTAAGGCAATAACCCATTCGTTTTTAGCCGGTGCCTGGTCATAATTAGATTCATTAAATAAGGCATATGTACCTGGTTCTAATAATGAGGTAATTTTAGTATACCAATCTCCTTCTTTGTAATATATGTTTAGCATAACTAAGTTATTTGTTTATATATTTAATTAGTGTAAGTTACATCTATATCGCCTGCCGTAGTATCAGTTACCCAATAAGGTGGCGATGCAGTAACGCTCTGTAAGTATATACCTAGCTTTTCACGGTTTGTATTTACGACTATGTTATTCAGCTCTTCTATTTCTTCCTCAGTAAAATCTTCTAACATATTATTCATTACCATATCTAATGCATGATCCTCATCAAACTCTTCTGGAACTGTATGACCTTTATATCTACCCATACCTGCATTTGGTGGTTCATGGCGATCTACATAAGGATCATGTTTAGGTTTTTCCTTAACATATAATAAACTAGTGCCTACCAACTCAGCAGTTAAATGCCCATCTACATAGATTTCTTTTACTGCATTGTATGGAAGTGATTCCGGAATTAATTCTTGGTATAAGTCTGATTGTGCTGAGATGATTTTTGCCACATACGCTTTAGTGTATTTAACATCATACTCTGAAACTTTACCGTTTAGTGTAATTGTTTTTACTTTTGACATTAGGTTTAGATTGTAATAAAAAAAGGGAAGACGATGCGAAAGGATTTGAGAATACCTTTATTAACGAAAGCTGCTTTATAATAGACTACCACTCTTTGGACTGCCGTCCTATTACTTAATTAAACCGGCCGAGGCTTAATCATCGTAATTGATTATCATAATCTTCAAGTGTACCTTACGCCACATACTCTTTGCGTTGTTCAGTCATCAACCAGGGTTCAGCGGTATGCTTACCTGGAAGTCTTTGCAAAATCTCTGTTAGATTTTAATGCGTTAAACCTAATGCTTTGGTGATTAACCAATTCTGAATTTCTCATTTGAGATATCAGTGAACCATCGTTCTAGCTTAGTGCCTTATTCCCTTTTGCTCAGGAATTTTTCAGCAACGCATCTACACATAATTGGAATAATCATTTAGGAGCTACCTAAAGTTTTCCGTTCTGTGCCTTCCCATAATTTTAAAGAACTTATTAATTCGTTTGAATTTATTATTATATACTTAGTTTAAAAATAGTTTCATCTTGATCCTAAAAACATTAAAGTAAAAAATCCAACTACTATAATGATATTAATTATTGTATAAATTCTTTCTTCTTTCATTTCTCGGTTGTATTGATTATCCCTCCTATGATCTTGGTATCTGCTAGGTGATCAAATTTACCGTAAGTATTAATTACATAACCAGTTTCAACAGGTGAAAAGGATTGAATACATAGCCCGTCAAACTCATCGCTAAAAAAGTTACCTAAGTCCATGTGTTCATTTAAGCAAGGTCCACCGCTTGGATCTACCATACTAATCCATGGATTTGATTTTACCAGGTTTTGGTATTGTTTTCCAATAACACTAGGTCCTACATATCGATCGTTTTCATCATACACAGATTCATGAATTGCTTCTTTGAAATCTTCAATATGCATTGGTGTAATTCCTATACTTGAACTATCTTTGCAATAATTCTGATATGCTAATTTATAGTCATTAGAACTTCCAATTCTACAGTGTTTGAAATTACCTTCCCATAGAACCGAACCATCTTCTTGTTTTGTGAATGTAAATACATCACCATATCTATTTTTATATTCTATCATATCTTTATTTTTATAAGGGTGAACCAGACAGGATTCGAACCTGTGACCGTCTGCTTAGAAGGCAGATGCTCTATCCAACTGAGCTACTGGTTCGGGTAAGAGAGGTTTCGGGTCTTTCGGGGTTACTACGATATAGAGGTTAACCCTTACCTTTTTCTATATCATTGTAGCTTCACTACCTCTCTTAATCTAATTCTCCGTTACTCCATGTTTCATAAACTATTGCCATAATACCTTCATCAGTATCAGCCTCTTCCCAACCAGTAACTTCATTCCAAACAAAGAACTCTGTGCTCTTTGGAGTTTCGGCAATTCTTACTGATAAGTTTTCACCATTTACATCAAGATCATATTCATTAGTAGTTGCCCACCATACTTCGTCTTTGCCTTTTACATTAACAGTATTTTCCATGATTAAATCTTTTTAAGAGTTTCATTAGTTAAACTAACAGTCTTGTCATAATACCTTTCACCACAGATTGCATTCTTATATTGCTCGGCCCAGTCTGGTCGAATTGAATAACCGTTTGCATTAGTTCCAATAACTCTACCTTTTTCTAATTTGTCTCTGAACACCGGAAGTACTTCCCCATTTCGGTCAGTTTTTCCTTCAGGGTGTGGTACACATGCCATTGGTCTGATCCACGAAACTTTGTCTCCTACTTTTAATTCTACTTTTGTCATTTTTGTTTATTTAAAGATTAGTACCGCTGGGCGGATTCGAACCGCCACGAACATTACTGTTCAAAGGATTTTAAGTCCTTCGTGTCTACCAGTTTCACCACAGCGGCATTCGGTTTACTTTTTCTTTTTGCTGTTAGGTGTTGTTGGTTTTGCATTAAACATAAGTGAAAATAAAATGTTTAATCCAAATGCTTGCCAGAATCCAATTGGATTAACCGAGCTTACAGCAGGTACTAAACATTCATTCCAAAGCCATTGTGTAGGCCATGCAGTTAGTAATGCCAATACGATAGCCCCTAGTATAAGTAAAAAGGCGAATGCGAATGGTGCAGTAATATTTTTCATATTTGTTATATTGTTTATAGTATAATTATAACAGGTTGTAATAGGTTCTGAAAGTGTTTACTAAAACTTTTTATTCATCATCATCATACATACCCCAAATAAACATAACCAAAAAGAAAGGCCATATAAAAAACCACAATAACCGCTCAGAGTTTTTAGGAGGTTCCATATCTAATCTATCAAAGAGTATATCAAAACATAACCCACACACTACACCTATTCCAATATAAATAAGTAGCCAATTAGTTAGCATTGATTAATTCTTTAATTTGTTTATCTTCTACCATTCCAATCTTTTTACCTTTAATCTCCCCATCTTCAAAATAGATAAGAGTAGGAATACTTCTAATACCGTATTCTTTAGCAAGATCTGATTCTTCATCTACATTACAAAAGATAACTTCTATATCTGGATTGTCAGTAGCAAATTTCTCTAATTTAGGTTTCATTACTTTACACGGTCCACACCATGATGCCCAAAAGTCTACTAATACTTTAGGTCCTTTTAAATCTTCTTTTGTCATAATAAGTTTTTGTTTATTTTTTATACTGGTGGATCAAGACGTACATTAGTATACATATCATTACCTAGTATGTGATTAAGTGTAGGAGCCGGGATTCCTATTCCTACATAAGGCTCAAGTTTTCCCATAGCTTCAGTAATGTCCCTAGCTATAATATTGATTTGCTTTTGAGTTCCATTGTCTAAATAGTCACATTCATAGATGAGGTGATCTTTAATCTTAGAAGTTTCAATTACTTCAATACTTAGAACTATAGTTTGCCTTTCAATATTGTTTAACGAATTTATCAAATCGTTTTTCTTTCGTAGGTATTTTTTCTTGAGCATATATTATTTACTTTTTTGTTTTTTAGCTGGTGGAAACCTACCTTGGTTACCTATACCGTCTCCGTCCATATTATCTACTTGACCATGCCTAGCATAGTATCCTGGATAATTCTCTTCTTTATTTTTCCTTGAATTATAAAATATATTCCAAATTAAAAAATACACATAAGCTGAGAATATACAAAACCCAACTATAAACATTGCTAAACTCATGTTGTGCGTCTTTGTCTAATTGCTATCGCAAAGAGGAGGATAGTCCCTGGCCAGTGTGCTGAGTACTGAGCTTCTTCGGTATGTCCTAATAAACCTAAACCTACAGAATAGATTAAGCATATGAATGCAAAGATTACTGGATACCAGCTTTGAAAGAATTTTTTAAATGTGTTCATAAGAATTGTTATTTATTATTATATTGCAAATATGTATTTTGTTTACGGTCGGCCGAGAGAGACTTGAACTCTCATGTAACCAATTACTCTTTCTACAAGGTATAAGCTTGAGGAGATACCGGCCGATGCTTTAGTTAACCTATAGCGGTTACTATAACA